GAAGCATTTTGAGATTTAAACAATGAACCAAGATAAGGTTGTTCAGAAATTGTACGAGCAGTTCCAGGCATTTGTTCGCCAACCTGAGATATCCAAACATTATAAGCATTAGAATCAGATGCTAAAACAATGGCATATTCAGTATTTTCTTGAACATAAACTGGAGATGGAAATGTGAATGTTGTAGGTGCATCCCACTTAGCAACAGTCGTACCATTTAATGTAACTGTATTATATACAGCTGTATTGATGGTGTCACCAGCTACAGGTGCATTAACTTGTTCTGGCTTTAGTGTTACACGAGAAAATGGTAGAACAAGTTTTCCTGGATATCCATTTACAACTTCACGTATTTCTAACATAACTGGAATAGTAAGATCTTTTGTTGCAAAGTATATATCAACTTTAGATAAGAAACATCCACCCCTTTGTTCGATTAAGAATGTTTGAGCAAGAGGATCGAACCAACCACTATCAGCAACAACTCGTTCAGAATTCTGAACAATAACTTGGTTTCCTGACAGTTGTTCTTCAACTAGTTCAGCATTACGAACTGAGTGTACTGTTTGTTGACGAGTTTCTAAAATGCCCTCAGCATGATAGTTAGCACGAGCACGAGAAGTAAATAAACCATCTGATGTAGGTACATCAACAAGTCTAAGTTCACGAGAACCACAACGGAATCTTAATGCATCAGTATTTGGAATATTGAATAGTAGATGTAAATCACCATTAATATTAGATACTAGATTTCCACCAGTAGAAGCAAGTGTTCTAGTGCCAACAGTTCCTGTTGCTCCAGAGACTGATCCTGTAATAGTCTCAGCTGTACTAAATGTTCCGATAATATTTACTACAAATAATGCATATGCATTAGTATCTGGATTGTATTCTTTTCCAACTACAACTGCAGTTGCTCCAGAAGTGCCACCTGTAATAATATCACCACGATTTAAACAAACTTGGGCATCACCAGCAATACGTCGTGGTACACCAGTAGCAAGAGAACCAACATTAGTATCAGTATTAAATGTACCACTCACAGGAACATAAACAATTTTAGAAGCTGGTGTGCAATACTGTGCAATATCAATTCCATCAAAGAATGGATAAAAACGAGTAGAAGGTTTTAATTTTTGAATCTGAACTAATATATTTCTAGAACGGATATATGGAATCACAGCAGTTTGAAGAACACGATCTCCGATAACTTGTCGATCAATTTTTGCAACAAGTGTTGTTTTTACACCAGTACGAGTTTGACCAACTTGAGTTGCAGTTTGTTCTGTAGTTATTACTCTTATACCTTCCCCGCTAAATCTTTGGGTGACTTGAGTGGTTACTGGAGTTCCTCTCCATGAAGTTTGCCAAGCATTCCAAACAGAACCAAGAACCCCTGCCTTTTCAGCAAGATTTTTAACTGTATTGTAATTACCTTCAACATCAATAACTAAATCTGGACGACGATCAATTTCAAACCAATCATCCGAAGAAGGATTAATTTTCACATCACCTAGGAAAGTAAATACTGCAAATGGATTAATGTTTTCTAAACGAGTAGCATAAGGCTGTTCAATAAGTTTTATATTAGAAACAACTGGAAGTGTAATAACATCACCATACAGTTTATAATTTGCAGCATTACGCTGTTCAACAGTAGAGTTTTTCTCTACTAAATTAATATTATTCATTGAATAGAATGGACGCAATTCAGCATTTTCCATATCAATAGAATTTAAATAATCTGGAGATGTAGTATCTCCAGTATTATGTCCAGAGAAGTTATCTACAATAAATCCTCTTTTAAAACGTGTGTCACCATCTGAATCTATAACTTCAAGTGATTCTGTTTGCTGTTCTAATAATGATAATGAAGTATAATATTCTAAGTTATCAATACGCTTTTCTAGTTTTCCAATATCACGCATCGTATAACGCTTGTTATCAAAACGAGTAACTACAACATTATCACTAGTCGTTCCAAATGTATAAGGCTCAAGATTTAAACTATACAAACTTAAACCAAGAGCAAGGTCTGCTGGTTCTCCTGGATTTAACGAAGAAACACTATCAATAGAAACAAATTTACCAGAAAGATCTAAAGCAATTTTAGATTTACGAGCGAGATAGTATGCAAAATCTGTGATAATATCGATACCACGTTTTGGAACTAATGATACGGATGCTCCAGTTGAAGAAAATTCAGTACCAGCATTATTAATTCTTGGGCGGAAATCGATACAATCTCTTAATGATAGTCCGTTAAAAGAAGGTATTAATTTATAATCTACAGTATTTGGATAAGAATCTCTGGTAAAATAATCTCCAGCAGTATGTGTAAAATGATCAAAAGTTACTGTAATTGGTGCTTCTGGAGGAGCATACGAATTTTTTAAATTAACTCTAGCAATATCGTAGTGAGTAGATCTTTGTCCAGAATCAAACTCATATCTATCTGTAATATCAATACTGTAAGTACCAGTTGGTGCAGCGAATGTTCCAGTTCTCATTTTAACAGAAACTAAACGATAACCATCAGCAACACCTAATGATAAAGAAGAATCTTGTGCTGTGGCTTGAGTTGTAAATAAAACATCAACAGAAGACTGTAGGAGTTTAGTTTTTTCAGTAGAAGTCGAACCAGTTTTATTAACAGCTGCAATAACTATTGCAGTGTTACCATTAAGAGCAGAATTTACTGGGATAGCTAAAGTGTTAGTTCCTGTGCCAGTAATAGTACCAGTTGGTAAAATTATCCCACCAGTAGTATTATTTAAAACAATATAGTTGTCTGTTTCAGCAGCTGAAGCAAAAACTCCAGAACCCAATCCAGGTGGATTTATAGAGCCACCACTAATTGTTGTTACATCTAATTGCTGATAAACAGTATAATTAGTATCATTCCCACCAGCACCAGGAACTCCGCCAGAGATACCACGTACATTTTTTATTGCATAATATGGTAAAGGATATACCAATGAAGTATTTTCTGGTTCATAAACTACAGTTGATACACGATCCATAGTAGAACCAGTGATAGTAATAGCAGTATCAACAGTTATCTGAGACTGACTTGTAATCGTGTCAACACGACGTAATACACCACCAAAAGAAATCACATCACCAACGATAAGATCTGTTTGGAAAGAAGTTTGTGTACCAGTAATTGTTGCAGAATTTGCAGCAGTAGCACTACCGACGATACGACCGAGTATAGGATCAATGTTTGCAGAAAAAGAAAGTGCTGCAGTGCCACCACTTAAGAAAACCGATTTGACTTTACGATTAAAGTCAAATGTGCCATTCATTTTAACATCAAATAAACCTAGTTTATAAATTGAAGTTTGTGTACCAATAGTACCATTATGCCACTCTAATAATCTAACACGAGCAGTACCAATTGCAGTAGCACCTGAAGGAGCAACACCAACTGAAGATACTAATCTATCATATAGTGTAACTGTACCGAATGTGCTTATCGGTGGTAAACTATTAACATTAGTTACCAATACATAATTACCAACAGTGCTTGGAATGTAAGCATTTTCTACTTGTACTGCATCACGTGCTTTTGGAACAGTAACATAAGTGGTAGAAGGTTTTTCAACCAAATAACCTTGAATATATGCTCTTCCTGGTTCTAACCCAACAGCAAGTTTTGCTTCATTTGCTTCATGTGTAGCTTGAATGTCAGCATTCCCTGGAGAATTAATACCACGATTATAAAAAGGTTCACTGTCAAATTCCCATGAAACACCACTATTACTTGGACCATCATTAACTGTTCCAGCAGCGTGAATTGGTGGAGTAAGTGGATTAGGTGACGCTGACGTACCACTGTTTCTGGCTACATAAGTATTGCCTGCATTTGATACAACATCACCACTAAGATAGTATCTACCTGATACCCATTGTGAGCGATTATTATTTCTAAATTCACGCACATCAAGTTCAAAATTCTTAACTGTATAATTACCTGATTCATCATATGTGCGATCAGCTAAAGTTTTCTCTAAACCAGAATTTTCTGTTCTTTTAGTGTTACGTGTTGTTTGTCCAGATTTAACTCTAATTAATTCAATAAAATCAGTATCAGTAGTACTATCTTCTGTTAGCTTAGTTAATACAGAATCTATACTAAAACGATGCGCACCTGGGGCTGCATAGTTAAATGAGTTTTGTGCATTATCAAATAATGTTTCATCTTCTTCAGAAGTAATAATTTGCTCTGTACAAGTTAAACCAATACGGTATGTTGGTGTGTTTGTATATTTGTCAAGAACAATTGTTTGTGGTTCTACCAGTACAAAGTGACCTTTAATATAATAAATACCCAGTTCAATTATTGCAAGTGAACCCTTGCCTGAAGGTGCACTTGCGGCAGCTTGGACAGTATAAGTTGCATCTACATCACTAATAATATCATTAACACCAAAAGTTTTCTCAGTTCCACTAGTGCCAGAATTTTTATAACGAACAAAAAGTGTTGCTGGATCTGCTCCAGAAGATTTTGCGTAGTGAATTACTTCAGCTTGTAGACCAGTTGCATTTACAATGGTTAAACCAACGAATTCTTCAACAACAGTATCGGCATTAACATTATTATATGTAGCTTGTAATTTAACGTAATCAACATCAACATCAACAGAAGAATTTCCAGGAACAACCATTGCCCCTTCTTTGTATACCCAGTCTCCAAAACGGGAAATTTGATTCTGCAGAATGGTTTGCATCTGCGTGAGTTCTCTTGCTTGAACTGCAAAGCCTGGACGATACAAAATTTTATAGAATTTTTTGCTTTCAGCAAAATCATCATAATATGGTTCGTTATTAAAATCTATAGGCATTTAAATTCTCTTTTAAAATTGTATAATTGTTCTTAGTGTAACCACTTCTTGTGAAGATGGTGTAAAGGCAGATTTATTATCAATAAACATCATCTGTCCAGAGTATTTATCTATACCAGGATTACCTACAGTATTAACTATAAACGTCTGAGGTGGACTATTACCGTTAAAAAAGGTATCATTAATTTGAGGAACATCATTATCTAATGATAACAATAATATCGCTGAAGATGTTGCTGTAACTACTCTATATTTTTTAACAATAACTTGTGTTATATCAGTAGCCCCAGATGTTACAGTTAAAGTTCTATTAACAAAAACTAAACTATCTTTTGGAAAGGAATTAACATTAATACTAGTTGCACAAATAAAACATGAAGAACCAAGTAAGTCGTTAAAATAATTTGTAGAATTATATGCAGTTGGATTTTTAATGATGCCCAATTGACGATAGTCGTTATTAATCTGTAAACCTTGATTTAAGTCAACAGAAACATTGCCGTAAAACATTAGCTTTCTTGCATACAATTCATCTGGAGAATTTTTACCATGTCCATTTTTTGGTGATGGTATAGCTCTTGCCGTTGCTGCAGATCCATTACCTACAATAGTAACATTTGCATAGCTATAATTAGTACCTTTATTAGTAATATTAATTTTAGATATACTTCCATTGACAGAGTTGATAGTTGCTGTTGCTCTTGCACCAGTTCCATCTCCTTCTATACGAACATTTGCAGTAGAATATCCGTAACCATTACTAATAATTTTTATTGCTTCAATAGTTCCAGGTGTAGTTAACATCTCACTATTTGCTTGTAAAGAATCTATATTACCAACAGATAAATCTGCTATTAATTCGGCTTCACTGCCTGCACCACCTTGAGCAGAAACAGTTAAAGCAGCAAAACTATATCCAATACCAGGATTTTCTATAATTACGGAATCAAGTTGTCCACTATTTATAACTGGAATAATTATAGCAGAAGATTTTTCTGTTAAGAATTGAAATTCTGGTTCTGTCGATCTTGCGCCAGTAACAGTCAGAGTCGGAACACTTGAATATCCACTTCCAAACTTTCTAACAGCTGTGGCAGTAGCTTCTGCTCCAGCAAAAGTTAATACAGCAGTGCCACCAGTGGCAGTGACTGCGCCAGAAGTATGCGTTGGTGCAACTGTTCCAGAAGTTCCTGCTGTTGTAACTGTGTATAATTTTAAAGCATTAGTGACTTGACTATTCAATGTAAGTGAAGTTGAAGCTGTCCATGCAGTTCCTATTTTTACTGTAGGTATACTTGTATATCCATCACCCTCATTAATCGGAGATATGTATAAAACATTTCCATTGTTTAGCTTTGGAATTGCTGATGCCCCTGTACCACCGCCACCACTAATTGTAACTGTTGGTACTGTTAAATATCCAGAACCGCTGTTAGTTATAGTATAATTTCTAATTGAAGCCGTTAAATTTATTGCAGAAATTGCACCAGAAGAAACAGTTAGTGTTCCTTTTAAAGTAGTACCAATATACTTTAAAACAGCAGTTCCATTTTTAGCTATAGATTTTTTATGTGAAGGCGCAGTTGCACCGAAAGTTCCAGGTGTTACGACCTCATAAAAATCTTTGTTTGTATTGAAAATTTTCTGTCCTAAAAATACAGAAGCATTCGCAATAAAAGCTGACGTATTTAAAACTGGATCTGAAAAAGTTGCGGTTGCTGTTGTAAATCCTGTTCCACCACTTAATATATTTATTTGATTTATAAAAATTGGATCTGTTTCTAGAAAACCATCTCCATTAACTAAAATTTGAGCCGAAGTATATCCAGAACCCTTGTTAAGTATAGTAAGGGCATCTAAAGCACCATTATTATAAAACGTATTTGTTAATGCTGATGTTACAGGAATGTAATCTTCAGTTAAAAATTTAGTACGTAATGGGATTGGTACATTGTACATGTATTTCCAAACGTAACCATCTGATAAACTAAATGAATTCGGTTGTGAACCAACTGGTATAACTGTTGACAGACTATTTAAATTATTATCTAAACAAATATAAACATTGAAGTCTGATGTCATAACATAGAATACACATTCTTCTAGTTTTTGTTTTCCAGTCACAGATAAATTTAATACTGCAGTTGCAACAGCACCTGAACCACCGCCACCAGTAATTGTAACTGTTGGGGTAGATGTATATCCATACCCACGTGATACTACATCTACGCCAACAAGTTTTCCAGAACCATTATCAATCACTCCTGTAAATACAGCACCTGATCCACCGCCACCAGTAATTGTAATAGTAGGTATTGTTAAATACCCAGAACCTCCATTGGTAATATTTAAACCAAGAATTTCTGTATTGTATTCATTATCATACATATCATATCTAGTTCCAGCAGTCCAATTATTACGTGGAATAACAAATGCTACATCATTCGGTCTAATTCGTTTACATGTAATAATTTCATCTCTGGTTTCTTTTTCATACTGTAAACTATCTGTTGGATACGGAGGAGTATTTTCATAATTCCACTGTATAGTTTTTCCTAAAAAATAGTAAAAACTAGAAAATTGATGTACAATATCATTATAAAGCCCTTCTGCAAGAGTTTTATGCAAGATAGTCTTTATTAAAGACGAATGACCTACAGTATGGGGCATTTAAACTCCTAATTTCCTGATTAGCTAATTGTGATAACCCAAGTTATGGCAATTGTATCGCCAGCACCTTTTGTCACAACAGGAAATGTAGTTCGGCATAACATTGTTCCTGCAGTTGAAGCATTAAAAATTCCAGCTTCTGTGATTGCTCCATCTCCAACACCAGCGTTAAATGTGCATGTGTAAGTGATAGTATTATTGGTAGGAGTACTTCCTGTTAATGCCACACGTGCAGTTTGTGCTTCTAACTGAGTATTAGCTAAAACTGCACCAGTAGTTCCAGTGCCGATACCCATATGCGTCATGGAAGCAGGGGTATTAGTAGTTGCAGTAATTTTACTGGCAATATGGTTTTTACCAGTAGTAACTACCAAGTTTGGTATTTCTATTTCCTGGATTACTTCTCCAGAACTATTAATTCTTTTCAGATTCACTAAACCTGTGAATTTAGCTGTTTCTTTAAGTGTATGCATAAGTGTTTCTCCTGTTAATTGCTAAAAATAGCATCTCTGTTATTTAAATATATTTCCTCAAAATAGTTCCCTTCTTCGTATGGATCCAGAACTACATATCCAAATTCTGTGGTAGATATATTCTGAATAGGTAATACGAAGAAAACATCTTGATCTCGTCTAATCACTAAATTAGTTTCTTCTAGTGTTTGTGATGACACTAAACTATTTAGTGCTGTTTCAAAAGTAGGTATTGCATGTGTAATATTTTGCGTAGTTCCTAATACTAAACCAAACGAAGCAACAAAATCAGAATCTGAAAGTGTTACACTATCTGTCTTAGTTGTAGAAAAGGTCTTTAAGAAACCTGCCGAATCGCTTGCTGTTACACTATCAGTTTTCGCAGCACTGAATACCTTTGATGTTATATTATCTGTCGATACAAGAGGATCACTAGATAAGCCTTTGAAAAATGTTAAAGTCTTAGCATCTGTAACTAGTAATTCTACTTCTTCGAAACCCAACCCTAAAGATTTTATTAAAGATTCTAATTCTATAGACAAATCAAAGTTATTAGAAATTTCAAATTCACCGAATAATGCAACTCCAGTTGGATGTATCAGCGTTTTTACTGCAGATTTATATGAAGATAGTCTTTCATCGATAGAAATAACATAAGAATAAATTTGATAATATTTGCTATCTTGTATATAAATCGAATCTGATAAGAATCCTTTATTTGTTTCAAAATAACCTGGATATAGTGCTAGTGTACCTAAAGTAACATCAATAATTGCAGGGGAAGAATTAGCAGGTATCTCTTCATTAGAAAAAGAAAATTCTTTTAATATGGTACCTGCATATGTTCCATCTACATAAGTTGATGTGATGTAATCTACACTATTAATAAATCCGTTTTCTGATACAGTTAATTTTGGTTCTAAACCAACAATAAAATCATTTATTCCATTATTAATTCTTATAGGAGATAAACCTAGATCAACTTCTACAATATCTTTGGAAGTTATAGAATTACTAGGTAATATAGAAGTTGTAAAGTCAAAAGGATAATTTATTCCATATTTAATAACTTGAATATTAAGGAGTGCTCCTGTTGCAGATACTTTAGTTGCTTTAATTAAAGTTCCAAAACCACTTCCACTTTTTAATTCGAATACTTGTCCTACACGAAATCCAGAGCCACCACTGTATATCTTAACTGTTGAGGTAGTTGATAAAATTTCTGCTTTGAATAGATCTTTATAGCGAATTAAATCACCTATATCGATAGCACCGTATATTTTTTTATCTAAAAATAATTCATATAGATCTTCACCCACAAATTGGATATTATTAATATCACCTGTTAAGCGTTCATTCTTTTTAATTCCAACACGCAAAATGGTATCTGCTTGTTCAATTTCTACAGTTTTACCTTCAATTACAGATACATCTCCAAACAAAACTTTAACAAAAATTGTAGTATTTTGATTCCAGTTACCGTCAGAAGGAATTAACCTTTGTTCAGCAGGATATAAAATACGAACATTTTTACCATACAATAATTTAAATAATAATTTATAAGATGCTTCAGATCCTTTTGCAAGATACTGGTCTCTGATGCGAGAAAGTAAAAAGCGTTCATCTTCAACTATGGTAGGAAGATTATATGATAATTCTTTTTTAAATTCTGTTACAAAACTTTCAAGAGTTTTATCAATGTCTCTAAATTCAGTAAGATCAACCCCTTGATTTTGTAAAAACTCATAGTATGCTTCTACAAATGCAACAAAGGTAGGATAATCTTCTCTGACAAATTCAGGAAGCTGTGACCTTACTACCGAAGCAATCGGTGTTCTTATTGTATTAATGTGACTCATTAAGAATCCGTTGAAAGTGTTCTAATAGAATTAAACTGATAATTAGTTCCAGCTTGTGAATCGCCATTAATCGTATCATCAGCAATAGCAGTTACTTCTAATAGTTCTTGATCTATTCTAATGATATTATTAAATGCAGAAACTATATCATAAGATTCAGGTTTAATCTGCAATTCAAAATCTGAATTATAAGTTTTCGAGATATTTAAATTGTTAATATCTATAGTACCCAAGCTATAGTTAATAGTACCAATAAATGGATCAACAATAATTTTTTGGGTACTGCTTTGGTAATATAAACGAATATTTCCAGCAGAATCATCATCCAAATAATGTATTTCATTACTAGTAGGAATATAAAATCCTGTTGATGCAAAGACAGAACCTTGTGCACCGCCATCTTGAGAAATTGGATTAATTAGATTAAAAGAATATCTTGACGCAATATTAAATTTAACATCAACTGGATAATGAATCATTACACGAGTTAAGTTATTAATGATAGAAAGATCTGATTCATCGATAATTCTAAGTAATTTAGAGTAGCGCATCATAGAATCAAATTTTTCTAAATCAGTAGTATTGTAAGATATAATAGAATTTTTAACTAGAGTTTCAATTTGGGCAGCACTTTTCGTAGTTGATCTTGGGTTATAATAAACAAAAGAAGTAACACGAATGTTTAAAAATTTTGGATCTACAATTTCTGGGATAACTGTAAGAACATTTTTAGATTTTAAGATATTGTTAGTAATAAACAGTTTTTGGACATCTGTTAGTTTGTCTACTTCTTTTGGTTTAATACAAATATATGTTTTTCCATAAATTGGTGGATCATTATCTTCGCCACCCCAAACTGAAATTGTTTGTGCTTCTGAGAAGTTTTTTAATATAATTGCTTTATAATCTTCTGTTGTTACTGCTCGATTTTGAGAAGCGTAATATTTTGGTGCATTGAACTTGATCTCATCAATACTCTCTGGGCTGGCACCACCAGCAGCTGTAGCAGTTGCTGTTACAGATAAACTACTTCCTGCAATAGAAACACCACCATATGTGAATGAAGATGCAAGATTAGCTTCTTCTAAACTAGAAACCATATAATCTAGTGTAACAACATTACCATTAAAAAGTGCTTTACCTATGTTGTCGTTACCAAAAGAAAGTTCATATAAACCATCATCAATTTCTTTAACAAAGTATACATTAGAAAATTCTGTAATATCAGTTATTGTATCGGCACGAGTAAAGTTTTGATAAACACCTGAAGAAGAATTTTCTTGAACACTAACTGTTAAAGTACTTAAATCTACATTTGCGTTAGGAATAATAAAGCGAACTCCTGCAGCTACAGTATATTTGTATTGAAGTGGAGTACCTTCGGTTAGAACCAACCCAGTAAAAGTATAAGTACCAGCACTAGAAATAGCAACAGTTGTAGAAGATCTATTATAGAATGTGTACGTAACATTATCAATTGATGTCAAAAATGGCTGCATCTCTGGAATAGTAACAGTAGAAGGCGTAGTAGTTGGTGAAGTTATTGTTGCATTAACTGTGGCTTTGGCACTTAAAGCTGAACGTGGCATATAGCCTAGCATTTTTGCCAATGAAACTACAGAAGCTCTTTTACTTGCAGAATCTAAGAAGCACTCATTAACAGCAAGGTTTGTATAGATACCGTTATAGTGGGTATTATATGCTAGAACATCTAGAAGTACAGCTAATCCAGATCCTTCAAAATCGTAATCTGAAAATTCACTCTGTGATTGTAAAAATGTCTTTAAATTCGTTTTAATAGTATCAAAGTCTAACTCTGATACTTTAATTCTTTTATTATTTGCCATTATCGGGTTCTCTCTAATGCTAGGTCAAGAGTTATAGGTCTCTCGGTATTAACTATTTTAAATTCTAATGTTATGTAAACAGAGTTAGTATCCACAGAATCATCTACTCTGACACCTAAAATTTCTACTCTTGGCTCAAAGTTATTAATAACATCAATAATTGCTCGTTGCAACATATTTGTAAACATTGGTCCAGGCATTTCAAACAACATTGCTCGAATCGGAGAACCAATTTCACTGTGGAATGGTCTCTCAAAATTTCGGGTCAATAATAAATTCTTTATGGACTGCTTGATAGCATTGTCGTCATATCGGCGAGTTATGTCTCCCGTCACTGGATGTTTAGTGAAGTTAAGGTCTAGATCTGAAAAGATTCTTGTATTTCTTGCCATATTGTTTATTTAGGTTATTCTACAAAAGTGTTACTAGATCCTTCGGCAATTGCATCTCCGCATGTAATATTATCCCCTATTCTTGCAGCTAGATTACCTTCTATAAAGGTTTTACTCGCTCCACTATTTGGAGATCTTGTAGCACCAGCGTGGGTAACAACCCCACATACATGAGGAGCATGAAGGCATCCTGTATTGACCACAGAAGCTAATTTACCATTAAAAAAAGTTTTTGTTACTGGAGTTTGAATAAGTGCAGTCGGAGCAAAACATCCGTGCCCTGTACTCATATCTCCTATCCTACTAATGGCTGGCATTATGTGGTATACCCTACAAAAGTTTGTAAATTATTTTTACCTTCGGTCCAGTCATTGGTAACTGTTTTACTGTATACTTGAGTACTCAGTACAGTAGTTCCATCCATTGCTTTAGCAGTATATGTAAAAGTCTTAGACGTAACAGGACTAGCCTTGTATGAAATCATTTGATACAGGTTGTTTAAATCTATTTCGTTAAACCTAGTAACTACGGGAAAAGTACCTTCTGGTGTTCTGTATGTAATAGTATTATTAAAAGAGTCTTTGTAGTATCCAGAAAGTGTATTCCCAGAGATAACAATGGTATTTGGATTAACCTGATCTACAGTTATAATAACTGGGTAAGGCAGCGCAGTGATATCGTCAATATATGTTATAGTATGAGATATTGTTACATTCTCATTTACTGATCCTAGATCTGTTAATGAAGGAGTCCAAGCCATTATGCTGATTTTGGTGGTATGTTGTCAATAAGTACAAATCCAGCAGGAAATCCCTTTGAATCTCTTTTATAAGTTCTGTCATTCACCATTGTAAATGCCATCTTTCTTGTACCTTTAGCTTTATAACTCATATGAATCCAGATAGATTCTGGGTAACGATATTCAAGAATAATTTGATCGTATGGCAGTATCTTTTCTAACAACTGAACATATTCATATGTTTTTTGCCCTTTGTTTGGTAATAAGATACCAATATCTACTGCCCTGCCTTTACAATGATCTGAAGTGGCAGATTCATTTGCTACAAGACCACGAAGGCGATACCCAGAATTAATCCTCCATTGAGTTTTATATCCACCAATACCACCTGGAAGAGCCTCAAGAGCAGGTTCAAGTAAATTTTGCGCAGTGAATGCTAAATTAGAAACAATATCTTGTACAGTAAATAGTATTTCTGGACCTTCTTTAGTTTCTCTAAGCATCTGGTTAACAAGTTTATGTTTACCACCGACACCACCATCAATCAACATGCCTAGTGTAAAGTTTTTAGACAAACGATAATCATTTGTAAATTCTCGTGTAGATTTAATAATACTTGTATCTACGTCAACTTCTTTGGCATTAGCAGATGGTTTAGTAATAGCTGCAGCTTCTTCTGAAGCACTTGGGTCTGGAGCACCAACTACACCCTCAGTTCTAGCTTGCTGAGCAGATGCTGCACGACCTTCTGGCGTGTCATAATCATCAGGAGTTTCAGCTGTAGTTTTTTCTTCAATTTGTCTTTCTGGTGGTATAGAAAATGGAACAACAGGATTAAGTGGATCACCAAGAACTGGTGGAACTAACGGAACATCTTCAACATCAGTTGCTCCAGCAGCACCATTACCAAACTGTCCTTGTGAATAATCCATACTGGTGGTTCCACCACTTAGATAATTTGCATCACCCTCAGATTCAATATTTGTTTCAGCACCTTTAATACTTAGAGCACCAACAGCTTGTGTATTGGATACTCCATCTGATTTAGTATAAATGTTTGCTGCTTGAATAGAATAATCTCCAGCAACTTTAACTTTCATGTCGCCACCAACAGCTATTGTTAAGTCAGTAGCTACACCAATGTCTGCATTATTTCCAACTTTAATGTTAGCATTTTGTTCAACCTGAATATTAGCATCTGTTCTAGAGTAGATATTTGCAGTACCATCAACAGTAATATTTAATTCACCTGATACATGTATACATCCATTTTTTTCCATTAACACAAAGTTATCACCAACAATATAGTTTACTTGTGTACCCATTGGGTCTATTTCAGAAAATGTTCCTGAACGATGATATGTGTTAATTCTTTCATATCCTGGAGTATCGTCAAACTCTTGCACATGTCCTGATTCAGTTTCAAATACTTTATTGAATGGATATTGTGCACCAAAAGTTGCTTCAGGTTGGTCCCAAGAACCAAGATCTAGTGCTTTTGGAATACCACGTGCACGTACTGCATCTTTTTTTGCAACAATAGTACCATCAATAATACCACGAGCTAATCTGTTTGTGTCTGGTTCACCAATATACTCACTTAGTGGATATTTGTTATTTGGATCTCTAAATCCTGTTGTGAATGACCCAGATTCAATACTCTTTTGGGATGGTCTTGGAGTAGAATCATCGCCATCTTTTGGTGGTTCTGCTGGTGGAGAGCCAGCATCTTTTTCAACTCCACCAGTTGATGCTTTACCGTAGAAGTATTCATAATATGATAATTTTAGTGCAGAGATGTCTGGAGAATTAACACCAACTGCTTTTTTAGCAGCAAGAAAGAAGTCTGGATGTTTGCTTGAAGTAACACCCTTTACTCTGTCTTTAATATACAGCGCAGCAACTAGTGCAGAAACATTAATGTCCGTATCTAAAGAATCAGGATTATTAATAATATCTAAACTTAGTCCAGTTGCATTAGCAAGATTTTGATATCGTTTATAGTTACCACGACCAGTTAACTGAATAAATCCACGACCAAAATATTTACCACCATCTGCATCAGTAAGATTTCCTAAAAAACCTTTACCACGTTTTGTTGGTCCATATGCCCATGAGAAAAACTCCGCTCTTGTCATACCCTTTTTTGAGGCATTTGAATATGTGGCTATATCTTCTGGTGTAGCAAATGAATAAATTTGTTTTAATCTACTTTCGCTGTAGTTAAAACTTTCTAATTGAGGTATCCATCTAGATTCACCACCAGCGATACCTAACAGAGCACACTTTTGTTCTTTGGTTGTCAACCCTACTTTATCACATGCAGCAATTAATGCTTTAATGCCTTCAGTAGATTTTGTTGGATTAGGAGATGATTTTGCAGGTGGTATTGTTGGTATTGCAGTATTAGTTGATGTTGGTTTTACTTCTTCACTAGTTGTTCCTGTTGTTACAGGTGTACCATCCCCAGATGTTACTACATTACCAGATCCATCTGTTAGTACATTTACTTTACTTTGAGTAACTGCTTCTAAGTTAGTTGGTGGATCTTCAAATTTAAGAATATTTTCAACATAATCAACAACAGAATAACTAATTGTAATTTGCGTACCACTATCAATAGAAACAATAAATGTTTCTGCTGGAATACCAAAAGCCAGCACTTTCATGTTAGCTTTTAGTCCTGAAGTTAAATTAGTATTACCAGTTTCTGGATCATACAATGTCAATTGTTTTCCAGAAGTTGGTCCAGGGATTGTTCTTATTTGTACAGCTTCTGTTTTACTTCCTGTAGTAATTGGACCATCATCAGATTTGTCTACAGGAACAGGTGTATTTGGAATACCACCAACAGTTCCCATCATGATTGGTTGTTGCTGATCTTCATCTGCAAAGATAATAATTACAGTCGTGCCTTCTACTGGACCAATCGGAGTATGTCCGATACCGTTCATTGCAGCAGAAGTTACTGGTTGAACAGCAACTGCCCATGGAAGATCTGCAGTAGGTAGTTGTGATTTATCATGCGTGTGCAAACCTACTATACGCACTTGACATCTGCCAAGTCTTAGTGGATCACTTCTATTTTCTACAATACCATAGTAAAAATTCATTATCGTGTTCCGTTCATATTCATCATAGATGTTTCTTTAATAATTTCCATATTGCATTCATGTTTTTCTCTATCAACATAATGATTAATAGCTGCAATAATATAGTTACCAGAAAACATTTTGTCTGTGGTATCTCCGTCTTTTTTAGACAAGGGTTCAATTCTTTTAAGATCTAAGTTAATTTTTTGTCCAACAGTATAATCACATCTACCTGGAACTGTAATACTAATCTTGTTAGCTTCTGCCAATTTCATCAATGAATTTCGTTCTTGATTAGATTTTGCATAAGTAACATCACCAAAACCATTGAAGTTTCCAAAGTTTTTAGGAAGATTAATAATTTTTGAATTGGATCTAAAGGTACTACTATCTGAATTAATTGGAAATTCATTTAAGTGTTTTTGTTGTTCAAAACGCTGGAACATATTATAGTTTTTAGCAGTATATGTTTTTTTTGTTACATCATAAGATACTTGTCTAGATGATAACATCCCCGAACGAATACGATCCATATAATCAAATACAGTTGGTATACTAATATCAAGAATACGTTGATAATCTTTTTCTGTATTTCTTACACTTCCACCAAGTGGAATATCATCTCTTGTATATTTGTCGTAAACAAACTTTTGCGACACTGCATTAGTATAAAGTGATTCTAAACTTATAAAGTAAAAACCATCACGATTTTCAAAAAACACATAGTTTGGTGATTTATTTGTATTGATTGATGAAAACACCAAGTACATAATATTTTGTATTGGAGTCCAATAATTAGAAATATATTTAGAGTTATTAAGTGTGTCTTCAACAAAAACATTTTTATCAGATTCAAGACCAAATGTTTTGTCTTTAATGAATGGTTCAATTAATTTTGATATTCTGTCTGCAAATACACGACTAATTTTTTTATTTAAATCAACAACAGCTTCTACTGAAATAAAATGTAATTGGTAAACAACAGATTTATCTCCAGTCATTTCTCTGTTACTCATTTTGTAAATATAGTATCTACCTTTAATGTTAAATTGTTCAAGAGTAGGAGTGCTTATTTCTAATTCAAGATATTCTTCACCAATAAATGGGAACAAATTAACTAAATCAAGAGAGTCTTTTAAAATTAAACTGCCAGTAATAAATGGTGAAAATATATCTTCATAAACCTGTACATTTATTACTTGCGCACTGACATCTTGATAAAAACCTTTTTCAGTTATTATCCTAACTTTATCAATACTGACATCGCCAGCAAATCTTAATACTTCACTAGATTTCATTATAGTAAATCTTTGTAATCTCTAAGAACAGTTTCAACAATCCTCGGAGAGATAATTTTTATTCTGCGCTTCTCTTCATTTTTATCTCTAAAAAATTGTATGTTAGTTACTGAACTAGCACCAGCAGCAGTTGACATTACAATATATCCAGCAGCATTAACATAATGGTGTATATAATTTTCAACACCAGTAGATTTAACATTAATAGTGCCACCAATAGTACCAGTTGGGGTAGAGTTGGCTGTGAATGTAAATGTATTTATCGTAGAAGAGGTTATCATGTATGTACCATTTGGTGCATTAGTAGAAGCAGTGACACCTGATAATGTAACTGAAGTCGATGGTGATACTAATAATCCATGAAGTGGTGCAGTAACTGTAATTGTAGTACCACTATACGTCAAACTAGTAGCAGTAAATGCTGGATTAAAAACATCTTCAGCTACTTTAATTAATTGTGGTTCTGCCAATGGAAAGTCTGTTATATAATCAAAACGCTGGTTTGCCAACATGATGATCCAATGATATTCTGGATTACCATAAATCTTTTCTGCAATAATTTCTGGTGTTTCACCATCGACAATATCATATGTATCGTACACAGAAATGTTTTCTAAGACTTCCTTACGAAAGCGAACATTTCGTGTAATGTCTTTTACAATTGAGGTTCTTGTCTCATAATCATTATATTTAAAGTCATATAAAAATTGTGGAAACTCTTTAAAGTACATTATAGACCATCCTTGATTTTATCTTTAGTAAGGAGTGCAAGTTCTCTAAAGTTTAGTGTTACATTGATTTGTGTCGGCATGCCATTATCAAAAGTAGTAAAGTTACCATTCGGAGTATAGTTGATAGTCATATCTTGTAGCACACAACTTGTATGTCGATGTAAGTTTGGATTTTCTAATCCACCTTGATAATAGAAAACATCAAATTCACTTGGATATATGTAGACAAAGTTGTTAGCATCTTTAAACTCTGGATGCATATGATACTTGAATTCATATAAAATTCTTTTAACATTCAATGCTTCATCTGCAGTTCTTGGAAAAAACTGATAATCAAATTGAAATGTTCTAAAATCTACACCTTTAAAAACTTGTTCTTTTTTAGGGTTTGCTGCTAATCCAGTTGCGTTTGACATCGCCCCAGCCCCTGGACCTTTAGATAAAGCTAGATTTGTTACTGCAGCCTGAACAGGATCCCCGAGATCTTTAATTTTACCACCACCAAGAGTTGCTTTAAGAAGTTCGTCAATACCTGTTGAAGCCATAGCCATTGCTAATGTATCTTCTTCACTGTACTGCATTCCGTAGCGTATTTGAAGTTGATTTGGGATATGTAATGCAATTGCAGTTTTTAATCTTTTCTGTTTGCGACTGGCAGAAGCAGCATAGTTAGCTGCTGCACCAGCACCAACTGTTCCTAGTGCAGCTGCAGCTGCAGAAGCACCACCAATACCTAATGCATTACCCAACAGCGCACCGCCAGCATTAAGGGTAGCATTGGCTGCAAATAATTGTATTTTATTTAGATCTTGTGCGATAAAATCACCTTGATCTCTAGGTGGTATGTTTTTTACAAAATCATCCCCTATCTCTTTTCCTAATTTAGAATCTATATTCACATTAATGTAGAATATAGCATAGCTTCCACCATAACGACCATCAGAAGCAAATAAGTCATTTGGATACATGTAGTTTTGTGTTTTATACTGAGAATTGGTTTCATCTCGTTCAAATGCTGTTGGTGCACCTCTTGTTGAATAAAGATTATCAGCTTTTGGTTTTGGTGTGTACACAGCCATTTTGATCCTTTTACCTAAATAAAGGTTAATTCTTCCTATTCACTTATTTATGTTCCATAAAAGAAAGTACATCCCATTATTTCCAGAAAAATACACTGGAGACCCAACTAATATAATAATGAGGTCTTCATGGGAAACTATGTTTGCATCTTGGTGTGACAAAAATCCTAGTGTTTTAAGGTGGTCTTCCGAAGAAACTATTATTCCGTATCGTTGTCCAACAGACAATCATATACATCGTTATTTTGTAGATTTTAAGATGTTACTTAAGACTGGTAAAACTTATTTAATAGAAGTGAAACCTTATAAACAAACTCAATTGCCTGAGTATCCTGGAAAAAGAACTAATCGGTACTTAGTAGAATCATTAACTTATATGAAAAATCAAGCCAAATGGGAAGCTGCAACTAACTATGCACGTGATCGTGGATGGGAGTTTAAGATCATAACAGAACACGAGTTAGGACTAACACCTAAATAGTATTATGGCTAAAAAATCACCTTTACTAGACGTTTTTGAACGTAACCAGTATGACTTAAAAACTGTAATGTTAAAGAGTCGTGCTTGGTTCGAGCAGCAAGTCTTACTTATAACTAAACAAGGGCTAACTCCACCTAGAGTATTAAATGGTAATCCTAATCAGTTAGTTAGTACTGTTCGCCCTGGAAGTTTATACATGTTTGGATACGATCCAAAAACAAAAGCCGAACTACCTTACTATGATAGGTTTCCGTTGGTATTTCCGTTTCGTAAAACACCTGATGGTTTTATTGGATTGAATATGCACTATTTACCATATGCATTAAGAATCCAACTGTTAGATAGTTTGTTAATCTTTGCAAATAATAAACTGTTTGATGACACTACAAAATTAAAGTATTCGTGGGCAACTATCGATGGTGTTTCTAAATATGCTGCTGCGAAACCTTGTGTTAAACAGTATTTAATGAGTCATGTTAAAACACAATTTAGGCAAGTAGAATCTAGTAATTGGGCAACTGCTATGTTGTTGCCAGTTGAAGTATTCGTTGGTGCGAGTAAACAAGAAATCTGGACAGATTCCAGAAAACTAATTAGGAAGTCCAAATGAGCCTAGATCAATTTATCGCTAATGTTAAATCTAGTGGTTTGGCCAGAACTAATAGATATAGTGTATTTTTTAATCCGCCATTACAGAAAAGAGATGCTCAGCAAGTTCTGCTATATTGTGATCAAGTTCAACTTCCAAGTTTAAACTTTTCTACTATTCAAAATAGAACATTTGGTGAATTTAGAGAAGTTCCTTACGAAAAACTATTTGGTGATATTAGTATGTCTTTTTATGTAGATACTAATATGAAAGTTAAACTTCTTTTTGATAAGTGGATGTCATATATTCAAGATCCTACCACAAGAACATTTAATTATTATGATGACTATATTTGTGATATGGTAATTAATGTTCAAGACTTAAATGATAGCACACAATATGAAGTAAAACTATTTGAATGTTATCCTAAAACTATGGGTGCTGTTCAATTAGATTATGCTTCTAAAGACGTTATGAAACTGTCAATAACAATGCAGTATAAGTATTTTGAAACTTCTGCAAAAGCACAGTTACCAACTGAAGAAATAGTCACTACTAATGATATTCAAGAGTTTGTTGATAATTTTTCTGGTTATGACAGCTCAGTTTATGAAACAGGAGACCCTGCATATGGATTACCATTTGATGACTTAAACCCTAAAACTTTTTAAATAAAATATAATGAAAATTGATGACACATTATCTGCCGAGTTTGGTATTCAACCAATGGGCAAAACTGAAGTGATAACAAAGACTGGAGAAGTTATTAACGACTCTACAAATAGAATTCAAGATGATTTCGATATCACTCGAAACAATCTTCGTATTTTACTTCAGCAAGGGCAAGAAGCACTACAAAAGTCACTTGATGTGGCTATGCAGTCTGAGCATCCGAGAGCATTTGAAGTTGTTGGAAATTTGATGAAACAATTGGCAGATATTAATCAACAATTGTTAGATCTACATTCTCAAAAACAAAAATTAGATGAACCATCTAAAGCTGAAAAAGCTAAACAGGTTACAAACAATGCTATCTTTGTAGGTAGCACTGCTGAATTGAATAAGTTAATTAATAACATGACTAAAGGAGCGTAACATGGCATTGCCAGTACAAAACACCCCAATATATACAACTGAAATTCCTTCTACACAAGAATCTATTAAGTTTCGTCCATTTCTAATTAAAGAACAAAAATCTTTATTATTGGCACAACAAAGTGAAGATATTAATGTTATGGCTGATACACTTAAAGATGTTATTCGTCTTTGTGTTCAAAGTAAAATTGATGTAGATAAATTAGCTATCTTTGATCTTGAATACATCTTTAGCCAGATCCGTGCCAAATCTGTCGGTGAGAATGTAGATTTACTTTTTAGCTGTGATGATTGCACAGACGAAAAATCAAGAGTAAAAATTAGTATAGATTTAACTAAATTAAAAGTTGAAACTGATCCAACACACCAAACAAAAATTGGTTTATTTAATGATGTTGGAATAGTGATGAAGTATCCATCGATCAATGTTCTTAATGCATTAGAAAAATATGGTGTCGACTCTGAGATTGATTTGGTGTTTGATATCGTATGTCAATGTATTGATTACATCTATGATAACAAAGAAGTTTACCATGCACATGAACAAAGCAAAGAAGAATTAACTACATTTGTTAATAACTTAACAACAGAACAGTTTGGTAAAATTGAATCTTTTTTTGAGACGATGCCAAAATTAAGACAAAGAGTTAATTATACTTGCCCTATGTGTTCCAAAGAACATAACAAAGTTTTAGAGGGACTTAACAGTTTTTTTTAATGAACCTTTGCCATGAAGATGCAGCTAACTTTTATAAAACGAATTTTGCGTTGATGCACCACCACAAATATTCGTTACATGAGTTAGATGAGATGATACCGTATGAACGAGACATTTATATTAGTTTACTATTAAGTCACTTAGAAGAAGAAAAACAAAGACTAAAGAATATCAAATGAAACAACTACTCGCACAACAGTCATCTAATGCAGCAGGCAACTCGGTTATTAATCCAATAACCAGAGAAATATCTCAGGCAAAGGTTGCTACAAATTTAAATAAGGGTGATGATAAACTCGCTAGAAGTATTGTAGATAAAACTGGTGATGGATTAAACAGTAACGTAATTAAACTCTCTCAATACATAACAAAGCTAAACAAAAGTATTGAGACTAGCATTAAAGTTAGCACTAAACTTTCTACGCAGCAAGTTGGAGATATTACTACTAATGCAATGGGTAAGAAACAATTTAATACTTTAAAACCACGTGTAGAAGGTTTTAAAGCAAATGTTAAAGACTTTTTTAGTATGCGAGGTTTTTTAGATAAAACTGGAATCGCTAAACGTGGTAGTGGTGGTTTAGTTTCTGAGTATCTAGATCGTGGCGAAGCTAAAAAGAAATATGTTGATCAGCGAATGAAAACCAAAGGTACAACATTTGGTTCGAAAGAAACTTTCGCAAAACAGTTTGATGAACAAAAAAGAATTGAATCTGAAATCAATAAAAATGAAAAACAGATCAAAGAATTGCAAGCCAGTGGTGCAACTGATGTTGGTTTAAAACGTGGTGGCTTTTTAAAAACCAGAGAAAACTTAGCTGCTCAATATGCTAAAGTAGCACCTGATGCTAGACCACAAAATACTGAATCAGGAAGTACAAGCACAGAAGAAAACGTATTACCATTCAAGTCTAAGTCTAAGACTAGTGCAACAGCAGCTGGTGGCGAAGAAGCCATGCTTGAACAAAACAAAATGGTTGCTGAACAAACTTCGTTACTTATTCAGATCGAAGAAAACACTAGAGGTGGTGGCGATGGTAAGGCTAAAGCTGGTCCTCCAGTACCACCCCAAGCTGGTGGTGGTATGGGTCTTATGGATATGCTTGGTATGGGTGGTGTTGGTGGAAAGGTATTGGGTGGTGTAAAAGCAGCAGCTACTGGTGTAAAAGCAGCAGGAAGTTTCTTGGGTAAAGGTGCGCTTACTGCTGCTAAATTTATTGGAAGAAATCCGTTATTGATGGCTGGTACTGCAGTAGCAGCAGGTGTTTATACAGGATACAAAGGATACCAAGCTGCTGGAGATAAACAAGATACTGAAAATGCACAAACTGATGCTGACCTTGCTTCAGGAAAGATAACAAAAGAACAAGCTGCTACACAAAAAGAACAAACTGGAGATACTGCAACTATAGGCAAAAGTAAATCTGTTGGTAAAGGTTCAGGTATGGCAATTGGTGGTGCAGCTGGTGCACTAAAAGGTGCAGCGTTAGGTGCTGCACTTGGTTCAGTTGTTCCTGTTGTAGGAACTGCTATTGGTGGTTTGCTTGGTGGTGCCATTGGTGGTATCGGTGGATCTTATCTTGGTGGTAAAGCTGGAGACTATCTTGGTGAAAAGACTGGACAAGTGATGAACTATGTACCAAAAGCGTATAAGTCAGTTAAAGAAGGTGCTTCTAACTTATATGATGGTGCAAAAGACAAAGCAGGTAAATTATATGATGGTGTATCAAGCACAGCAAGTAAATTTTATGATGGAGCATCACGTATGGCTGGAGATGCTGGCGAAGGATTGCTACGAGCTAAAAATAAAATCAGTGATACGGCTTTTAATGTTACAGCAAACGTATCAGATTTTGTTGACAGAAACACTGGTGGTTCTCTTACAAAAGTTGGTAATGCATTTAGTAGTGCTAAAAATAGTGTGCTTGGAATGTTTGGTATGGGTGATAAGGTTGTTGATAATGGTGATGGCAGCAAATCAACTTTTAAATCTGATGGTACCAAAATTGTTCAAGATGGTGGTGGTACCAAAACTTTCGATAAAGATGGTAAATTGATTTCTGAAAGAACTCCAGGATTTAATGGGTTTTCTGAAGAGAAACGTGCTGATGGTTCTAAAGTTAGTAACTTGGATCAGGGACCAATGTCTCTTAAAATAGAAACACGTGCTGATGGTGGAACTCAAAGTACTGGTGCATATGACTTAGGTGTCACGAAGGTATCGAAACGTGAGACATTAACAGCACGACAGGTAAAAGAACGTGCGATTGATTCTAAAATGGCTGATGGTCTTCCAGATAAGATCCCAGTCGAATCTGTACCAGTTACATCAAAACCTATTAGCGCAGGAGGTGGTTTGCTTGGTGGTGCCATTGGTGGTGCTAATTTAACGAAAGAACAAATATCAGCAAGAAACACTGCAGCCTTCGATAAAGAATTGGCTCAAGCTGAGGGTGGTACTGCTCCAGTACAAGCAGCACCTGTTGCACGTGGACAAACATCATCAATGATTGCTGGTGAGCCTTGGACTGTTGGACAGGAACTCTCTAAGAAACAATTAGCAGTTATGAGTAGTGCTATTGCTGGAGGCACAAACTATAGCGCACGTGTCATGCGACAGTATGATAAGCAAAAAGGTATCGCAGCTGCTCCTGTCATGGGAGGTGCTCAGAGTGGTGTAGATGGTGACATACTATCTAAAAAATCTACTGAAAATGAACAAGCAAAAATGGATTCTATGAAATCATCTAGTGGTGGTAATACTGCAGTAGTTGCGCCAACGATTAACAACACAAGTAATCAAACTCAACTAATTAAATCACCAATTAGAAATCAAGAATCTTCGCAATCAAAGTATCTGGATAGCAGATACGCTTTCTAAAAACAAAAAGGGCTACCAAAAAGGTAGCCCCAGCGAATACCACATAAGTGGTTCCGTTAATTAGTCTTCTTTAGCAATCTTCTGAAAGTAAGACATCACATCCTCATCGTCATCTTCGACAACATTTTTAGGTGCTGGCGCAGGTTTAGATGCAATCTTTGGTGCTTGTGCTACAGGACGATCTTCATCTTCAGCGATCTGTGCAGCAGACTTGCTAGCAAAAGAATCACCAGACAAAACTTCATTTAGTTTCTTCTTCAACTCATCATAAGACTTGAAGTTCTTACGATCAGTAAACTCAGACAACTTAACCTGAGACTTTGCAATGTGAAGAATAGATTCATCATCATTAGCAATTGCTGCTGGTTCCATAAATGCAGACTCATCATAGTTAGCGTAACCATCTTTCTTACGCATACGAAGTTTGAAGTTTGCACCTTCCCAGAAGTCAAAGACATTGACTGGCTTTTCATCTTCAAAGGTTGGACGAGCCTTGTCCATAATCTTATCAAAGATTTTCTTACCAAATTTCCACAAGAACACTTTACCTTCATTCTCAGGATGCTTTGGGTCAGACACAACCAAAATATTGGCAGTGAAACTTAGGCGACGCTTTTGTTTACGAGCGATCTCTTTGTTTGCTTCAGAACCAGAGTTCCAAAGAGTGGTGTTCAATTCACCGACTGGATCGTTTTCACCAAGAGTTGTTAGTGAGTTTTCGATATACCATTTTCCAGTTGGACCTTGGAAGCCATGTGAAAAGATTCGAACCCATGGGAGTTCATCACCTTCTACACGAGGTAGGAATCGTAGTGTTGCTGTTCCGTTACCAGCCTTGTCACCTTCGAGTCGCCAAAAGCGATCGTCTGTAAAAGACTTTTGTTCGGATTGAGGGTTTGCGACTTTTTCGAATGCATTTGAGATTGCACCAAAGTCAGAGTTGCGCATTTTGCGTAGAGATTGAATATCCATCGTATTTCCTTTGTATTAAAAGTATTAATTTGTATTATCGTTTTGTATATGTTGAATCTGAATATCATCACTAATCTCAATCTCATCGTCAAATGAGTCATCATCTAAATCATAGTCTTCATCAACATAACTATTTAGCGTTTTCATACTACCACGCCCAGATCGCAAACTGGACTCATCGTCATACCTATTTCTCTTCGGTAGTTTCTTATAGGTCTTTCCCATGTTCTTTACTTCTTCACTCTTTAAGTTCTTCTTTGAACGCATCAAAGATTCTGTTAATCTTAATCTTATCGTATTTCACGAATCCAGTCAACTTTTTTATTCTTCTTATTTCGTTATCCCATATGTATTTTACAGATGCATTTTGATTCCATTCATCGATAATATCAGTACAGTCATCTATGATCTTTAGAGTTTCTATTGTAATCTTACCACCAATAAACAGTTTTAGTATAATAGGATATTCATCCTGATTAAAATTAAAAAGCGACTGGTTATTCAATTTGTTTACTTCAATATATGTTAGCAATATAGCCAAATCATCTACAAATACTTTTGTTATACTTTGTTTTCTTTTATTCCAAAGTAAGAAGTTATCTTCTGCTTCTCGCCCTGCATATATTGCAGTATCATTTCCATATGCAAAATTAGAAACAAAAAACTGTATGATCTCTTTATCATCAGAATACTTGTTTGCTAATTTTTCAAATATGTATCTATCATTACGAGCATTAAATGCTTCACGAGTGCCACGGACATTACCTCTGTTTTCAAAAACATTGAACTTGTCTGTGGTAAAGTGTAGTTTAATTGCTAAGTAATAACGATATGCTTTATATCCATCCATTATACATCTAGTTGTGCTTGTTTAGGTAAGTAGTTTAATTCACGAAAATTCATTTCGACTTTATCTTTGAGCGACTTGTTAACTAACTTAGCGATATCTTGGGGTTCAAGATAATTCTCTTCACAATACTCAAGAATAGCATCCATATAGTTTATCTTTTTATCTTGGACCATTTGTTCAATATACAAAGAAAACTCATTAGATGTTTTAAACATGTCGTTCTTTAGATATCCAATATTCGGTGTTTCTAATTTCTTGACTGAGACTTTCGTATTCATTTAATTTAACTTTATAAAGTTTCCAGATTGGAGTATCTGGTTTACTAGGATCCATTTTACCACCAAACTTATCTAAGAATAAAGAAAAGAATTTATCCATTTTCATTTTCTCTAAAACAAGGTTGGACTTTTTATCATATAAGGTAGCGTTCATGTTATCACTCTTCGTTAAAATCTTCATTGGTGCTTCTGTATCGATCTAAATTAATACTAGCTGTTTTGAAATAGTAAGACAAATCTTTTAATTCTTTAGCAATTTTTTGCACTTCTGCTTTTTTCGAATCAATAATATCTAATAGAATTTTTCTTGAAGCAACCACTTCTTCATGATCAGTTTCTTCAGATGTATGGTTTTCATCATAATCTAAAATAGAAGAATTCTTTGCTGTAATATTAGAGATAAATTGCTCAAGTCTTTGCTTTGCCAAATTTAATGCATCAAAGTGCTGTACCTTTTGTCTGATTTTCATATCTTTCCTTATGTTAACAAGTTGAATAGATTACTCTATTATACTCTATTTATTATTGCAAGACAAATTAATCATACTGCCACCATAGAATGCAACATCCATAATTAGTGCATCATTCTCATTTCGCAAGTTCTCAATCTGTGCTTTCATACATTGCAGTTCTTCATGATATCGTTTACGAAGAATTTCAATCTCTGATTCTTTCTCAGAACATCTTACACAAAATTCACTCATTTCAATCCCCTAATGTGATCAATTACCAGTTTTGCATCTTTATATCCAGATGATTGTACTGCTTGCTCCAAATAATCAGTTGCCATATATGAAAGTTTAACTAGTTCATCTAGTGCATTCTCAAGTTCATCATAAACATGTTCCCATGTTCCATCTTTGCGCAGTCTAATTTTCATAATGTATTTCATTAACCTCTCCTCATAGTTGCAATATCTCTTGCTTCTTGATCAGAAAAGACTGGAACTGCATTAGACTTATGCATGGTGCCAATACCTTTGATCTTATCGCCAGTGTAAACTGGATTTGGTTTCAGTGGACATGCACCACCAGTAAATGGAAGACTCGGATGCTTAGGTGTCTCACGACAAGCAGGTGTTCCGAGCGAGTATACATCACTGAGGGATTGCTTTGGTGTCACAATCTTCTTTGTGTTATACTTCTTTAGCATGGCTTCCCACGATGCATTCAACTCTCGTTGTTTTGCAGTAGGTTTCTTTTTCTTAGATTTTCCAAGGGATGTATGTAGCATTTGCATAACATAATTATACCCTAATTCTGAATTAAAGACAACCCCCTAGAACACATGTATCCTAGAGGGTTGAATAGTAAGCAACTACTTACTTAGAGGGTTTTGGAGTGGAAACCCCTTGTTGATGAGAAGCTGCATAAGCTACACAAACCACATCTGACTGGTTTGCATAGGCACAACGAACTGCAACAGGATCAATTCCCTTTACAATCGCTGATTCTACATTTCTCTCTACAGACTTCAACTCACTATAACTATAAAAAGTAATAGATCCAATTAGTGTCACTATTGCAAGAGTGACACATCCAGTAAAAACATTATCATTCATAATAATCTCCTTTAATTTACCAAGAACCATCATCTAAGACAGCCTTAACCCAAACTGGTCCAAAATAAACAGATCCCATATATCCATGAGGATCCGTATCTGTTGGTCCAGTTTTTTCTACTCGAAATTCCCAGTGGTAAGGATTTAAAACAAATCCAACCCATACACCAGAGAATTTTACATAATTAAGAAAGTTCTTTAACTTCATCGCATAGTCCTAATTTTTTGGCTTCAGAGGGACTTAACCAAATATCCTGTGGTGGCAAAAGAACCTCACGGATCTTTGCATCAGATAACCCAGAACACTTTTTATAGTGGTGGATCATTTTCTTGGTGGTTAAGTCAAACTCTTTTACCGTTGCAAATAACTCGTGTTCCTTACCAAAAGCACCCCAAGAATACTGATGTGACAGTATAGATGTATTTGGTGTAAGAATACGATGCCCTTTGTCACCAGCGATAAAAATCATGAGTCCAGCTGATGCGATCTGTCCTAAGCCAATGGTGCGAATAGGAATTGCTGAACCCTTCATAGTGTCAATCACTGCAAACGCTGCATTTAAATCACCACCTGGAGAACAGATGATGAGATTCAATAAGTCTGGTCGCTCTTCAGCGAAGTTTGCTTCAAAAATCCATTCAACCAATGTCTTTGCTGACTGCAATGTTACTTCTTCCATCAAAAGGTAAAACGAATGCGCAGAGTCGTCACCACCATCTTTGAGTTGAATGTTTAGTTTATTCATCATTTAGAAATCATCTTTCTGTTTGTAAAAAATATGTCTACCAATTACGGTAGTTCGTTCAAGTTTCCATCTTGGATTAACATAATCCGCATGATAAAATAAAGCACCTTCTGTCACATCATACATCTTTTCATAGTTAGCATATACCATTAATGCAATTTCTCTTGCTTGTAAGTATGCTGAGTTATTCTGTATTGTTTTGTTGTGTTCGCAGAACCAAGAGAACTGACAAGTTGATTTTGTCTTTTGTTTTACTACAGAGCAAATATCTTTTGGGAACTGTGGGTTTTGCACTCGGTTCAATGTAACCATGGCAACCGCAATTTTTCCATCTCTCGGTTCAAAACCTGCTTCATAATAAATGTTTTCTGCTAGACAGTCAACCTGTATTCTAGCTTCTGATGTTAATTGTGTATACGTTACGCCGATAATCTTTTCTTTTGTTAACTCTGTATTTAATAATATTGTAATGCTTATTAAAAATATAACTGCTAAACTGTATAGTCGTTTATGCATATTGATCTCCTTAAAACAGTTAAGGATTGCAGAGTGTGTGAACCCTGCAATCCAGTTCCCTATCAGGTGGACTTTTTGCTAATAATAGTCTTTGTTTCTTGGTGGGGAATGTTAGAAACAAAACCATTCAGGGCAGATGCCTTTGCAATGATTTCAGTCTCTGTTGGGATAGCAGGGAATCCTGGATGATCAGGAATTGTGCCTCCATTGATTTTAGCAGATTCGACTTTCACTTGCCAGTCGTTGCTAATTTGTTCACGCTTACCGTAGTACTCATCGTTAAGCATGTCTTTTGCCATCTTGAGAAGTTCAAGACGGATTTCAAATGGCGTAAGGTTTGCCATAATTTTCTCCTTTGTGTGTGTGTTAAAAAAGATGGTTTTATTGGGATCCACCAACCCACTGTGTAATTATTTAGGAATTACTTCTTTGCTGCTTCAGCTTTTGGTGCTTCTACTTTCGGGGCAACAACTTTCTTTTCGTCTTTCTTTGCTTCTACTTTCTTAGGTGTCGGCTTTTCAGACTTTGGAGCAGCAGGACATTTACCATTCTTATCTTTAGTTACGCAATTTGCTTCAGTCTTTGCTTCAACTTTTACTGGAGCCTTTGCTTCTTCTTTCTTAGCTGGTTCAGCTGCAAAAGAAATTGATGATACTGCAAGGGCGATTAGTGCGATTAATGTTTTCATAGGATTACCTTTTAAAATAAAGACAGTTATAAAATACAATCACTGTTGTCACTTAATGTTAGTACAAGAGCCATCGGGCATCGGTTTCTAACTTAGAGCAAAGACTTCAATAATTTATAATGGTTTTAAAGAGACCATCAACTCTCAAATTAAAACGAGCGAGTATATGCGATAGTAGTAGTCTTGTTGGCACCATCACCTGATACATTGTCCCAACCAAGAGTAACTTTATCTGTCTTTGTTACAGTGTAACCAACAGAATAACGCATAGAGTTAGAACGATCTGCATTGGCAGTATTGAATGCATCACGATAACGATATGCCACACGAGCAGTAACATCACCAAACTTTGCATTAACTCCAGGTTCTACAGAGTAATATGAAAAATCTTGAGATCCAGATTTTGCTTTCATACCACTTGCAACACGAAGATCAGTAGTTAGTACAGGATGAATACTAATTCCGCTACTAACACCAAGTTCATAACGATTAGTGATTGTGTTTGCTACATCAGCAATTGTACTTTGAATACCAGCATCAACTGAGATATCTTTAGTAACTGAAGTTTTTGCAGAAAAATTAACTACATGATTTTGCACATCACTAGTAACCAGAGACTGGACACCATATGTAGCAGTTACTGAAGACTGCGCAGTTGCGATTGCAGAGAATGCTACCAGAGAAGTAGCAACGATTAATTTTAATTTCATTTATTTTCCTTTATATTATAAAAAGTGGTAGGTTATTCTGTTACGAGGAAACCTACCGAAACCCTAAGCAGCGTTTAGGCTGCTAATGCGAACTGTGAGTCGTTTGCGTTTACTTTGTTTTACTTTTAACGAGTATCTGTCTCGGGTTGTCCATCTTCGTACTTATTGCCACGTCGAATACTGAGTACACCCCCATCAAAAGCATAATCACGTTTCTTATGTCTCTATATGCTATGTGCATATCGATTATGCTTTTGGTGGAGGTGAGGGGATTTGCACCCCTGTCCGCAACACCTTTCGGTTAACTTCAAACAACCATATCACTATTATACATTATGTATTCTTACAGAACAACTTTATTTTTTCTGTTGTTCTAAAACCTTATCAACAATTGTTGCATATCGCTTTTCGTCAGCAAGAATCTTAGCAGTTAGATCTTTGGAGTTTAATAATTTAGGATCAATAAAGAAGAAACTTTCACTAAGTTTTTGTTGAACTTCTTTAGATTGTGTAGCTTTGACAAATTCTTTACTGTACCAATCAACGATATCTTGAGGTGTTCCTTTTGGTAAAGAAAGTGCCCAACCCAAAGTATATACCATAGATGGGTAAACAGAACTTAGCGTAGGAATATCTGGAAATGCTTGTGCACGTTGTTCACTGCTAACAGCAATAATTTTAATCTTACCTGCAATATGCAATTGGCTTGATGCTGCAAGTGGCACTATGCCAAACCTAATATTCTTAGAAGCAACGTCCTGCACGACATCTGTTGGTCCTTTATATTCAACACGAACAATACGATCTGTACTTTCTTCTAGTTGAGCCACTGAACGAAATAATTCATATGTAATACGACCACCCGAACCTGGATCACCCATGGTAGTTTTTTCTGTCTTGAGTGCTTTTACAAGATCTTGAATTGAATTAACTGGATCAGAAGCTGAAGCAATAATAGTCATCGGAACAAAAGAACTGCCCATGATGTAAATAAAATCACTTGTTGTATATGTCTTATTTGGGTTAACCATTCTGTCTGTAGCAGTTAATCCTGGAATTGGAATTTGAGCAGTTGTATAACCATCTGGAGCAGACTTAGCAAAGTGTTCATTACCAATAGTACCACCAGCACCAAGACGATAATTTATTACAAATGATACGCCAGTATTAGATTCAACTTGTTTTGAAACAATCCTAAATGCGATATCAGATGGTGTTCCAGCTGGCATATTCAAAATCACAGTAATCGGCTTTGTTGGTTGCCATGCCCAAACTAATGGTGTCAATAATAAAAACGATATCAATCCTATAACAAATTTCATTTACGCAATCCTTTAAATATTTTTTAAATTTCTATAATCTAGTCTTAGTTTCCTAAATCCACCGATCCAGTTATCACGCTTTTCGATAAACAATCTTGGATCATCATTATCTACTGCCATTATAATAACAAGTCTACCAATAGGTATTCCTGTTCTTTCTTCAAAAGCAACTGCGTATGCTGCAGTTTGCATAAAGTAATTATGAATGTCATCACGATCTTTTGGCTTACTAGAAGTCTTAAAATCTATGACAGACAACTTACCCTGAAACTCTCCAATACAATCAACAGTTCCAGCTACCTCAAGATAATCTGAGTATAACGGATCTTCTAGTGCATGTATATTATCTATGTCTTCGAGCCACTGTGATATACTTCCAAATAATTCTTTATCGAAAATATCAGGTTCACATTGTTCATTGCGGAGATATGCTTCGCAGAGAGAGTGGATTCTTGTACCTCTTGCACTGGCTCTTCCAGAGATTTTATTGGCTTCTTCGTTTCCGACTCTTTTTCTCCACTCGGCGATTCCCTTTGCTGAGTGCAATCCCGTGACTGTTGTAACGGAGGGATAGGCTCGACCCGAAGGGGTTTTGTATACCCTCGTACCATCTGGTGCGGTGTCACGTTGTAGTTTAGGGAGATCATGATTTATAAATGTTTTCATTAAGTCAGTAAGCCATTACTTTTTAGCAATCATTGATTGAATTTTTTCTTGAATAATCTTTGCCCAAAATGGCTGTGGAAAATTCCATCCTACGAATGCACCAAGTGCTACCCAAAACAGAGTGTCTAACATTTTATTTCTCCTAAGTTATGCAAGTAAGTGTATTGCTTCGTTATAGTGCTTGATGCGATCTTCAAGACCAATGTAACCACCATTGATTTTCTTGGTCATTAGTTTAATATCGCCAGAGTCTGCTTGAACATTAAGTTTGTTTTTATTCCAGAACCAAATAGCTGACATAAGAGCAAAATCACGATCTGATGTAACCCAGTCTGGATTATCGTATAGATTTTGCCAGTCGTCAAACATCTCTTGTGCGAATGCTTTATAGTTAGCAGCACCAGTTAGTTGAATTGGTCCACGACCACGATACTTATATCCATCACCTGATGATTCTGGTCCATTACCCATACGACCACCATAAACTTTATTAGCAATCATTTGTGGTTTGCGTGCATAAGGTTGTGCCGATTCAAGTGTAGGAAAATACTTCTTGAAGATACTATTTAATCCTTGTGCAGAATAATTTAGGTTTTCTTCGAATGTAGTCCAACCACCAGACTCATGACCACACTGAGCCAAGAAAGCTGCAATACGATGTGGCGTATTAATGTCATAAGTTGGAAATACATTATTCATTGAGCCTACCCAAGATTCTGGATCTTGTGCTCTAGGAAATAAGTGATGGAATTGATCTGATGTAATCATCTTTTGTCCTCGTAGTCTTCGTATTTAAGTTTGGCTAAGATATAATCTTTCACCAACGATGAACGAACAATATCATCAACAGTAAACTCAATTCTAGTAAATGCCTTCATGTGTTGGGCAATGTCAAAGAATTTTAAAATACCAGTAACATCATTCTTACGTTTATTTAGATCAGTCTGACGATAATCGCCACACCAAATAATTTTAGACATGTGACCAACACGAGTCATAACTGTATCGATCTCTTCATAAGTTAAGTTCTGCATCTCATCAACGATAATGATTGCATTATCAAAAGACATACCACGAATAAAAGATGTAGAGATAAACTGAACATGTCCTTGTTCTTCTAAACGATCCCAAGCATCTTTACGTTCAAATAGTTGATGACAAATTTGACGATATGGTTGCTCATAAATTTCCATCTTCTCACCAACATCTCCTGGGAGATGACCCATCTCACGAGATTGAACTGCAGAACGAACTACAATAATCTTGTTGAATGGATTTGATTTATCAAGAACTTCTTCTATTGCTTTGTATAGAGCAATAAAAGTTTTACCAGTACCAGCAACACCATGAAGTGCTACGAAATAATCACCACGCTTATACGCTTCGTAAAATAATTTTTGATTTTCAGTTAAGGGTTGAAAGGTTTTTAAATTATCTAATCTTAATCTTAATTGATTACTAGCAACTGGTTTTGTATCACGTTCCTCATGATGAACTTCTACTACTTTTTTTGCTGCTGAGGTACGAGCCATTAGAATTCCTTATAGTTGTGATGAGGATTTATTTAATTGACTTCCAGGAGTTTTTTCGTGTATTCTTTGTAGAACCTCTTTAAACCCTGTATCAAATTTACGAGTATTACTTAATTTAGTTGGGTCTCCAAATGCCACTGCTTGAATTACGGTTTCTAAGTGGGGATTATCTGCCCTGAATGGGTCGAGTTCTGACATTCTCATCACTTGTTCAAACTGTTCACCAGTTTCTTTGTTACGAAATACATAAGTTGGCATAATATCTCCTATTATTGTATTTATGCTGGGATTTGTTTTGAAGTTTCGTATAAAGCAAAACTAGCAAGATTTTTTGCTTTACTTTCGCACATAATATCATGAGTTGGTAAGAATCCCAATACCCAATCATTTGTTGCAGTGTTCCAGTAAAAATCTGAGTGTGCTCGCAGTTTTTGTTTTTTGTATCCTTGATCTTTTAGCAAATTCATATCAGGTTGTGTATTAGTTACATGATCAACAAGATAATCTTCACGTGATTGTGAGTAATGCATAGTTGGACGAACACCACGCCAAGAATCAATCACACATTGGACACGAGTATCTTTTGGATCAATCCACTCACCTTCACGACACCAGTGATGATGCACATCAAGAACGATTGGTAACAAATCAGCAAGTTCTAGTGAGTCATCAAGACCCCAAGCATTTTCTTCATTCTCGATAGTGATACAATTGCGTGCTTCGGTTGATAATCTTTTATAAGCTGCACGAATACCATCTGGTCCACGTTTGCCAGAAATATGTACATTGATTTTAAAGTCTTGGAATGTTTTACCGTAACCCATCATACGTGCCATGTCAGCATGATACTCAAATTCATCAATAGAGTTATTAACGATACCATCGTTCTCTGATGCAAGAACAGTAAACTGTCCTGGATGGAAAGATAAGCGAACACCAGCAGTTCTGGCAACCTCACCAATTTTACTAAAGCAGTATTCTGTTAATTTGATAACATCTGCACGTTTGTAAAAATAAGACCAATCAGCATGAGTGTACACTGGTAAGATTTCGCTACTAAGACGAACCATACGCAAACCAACTGGCAATGTTGATATCTTTAGCACAAGGTTTAGTGTGTGCTGTAGATTTTGTTTGACTAGGTCATAAAGTTTTTGTTCAGCAACATCTCGAGATTGACGACCAAGCCAAGCAATAGTAGTAGTACCTGTGGAGTACTTACGTGCATCATCTTTTGGACCAATACCATCAACTTGGCTGGCATTATCAATCCACTTGCAAGCAAAGCCAATTTTAGCAGTATTCATTTTAACATTTTCCAAAAATTGAAAGCCATTGATACTCTTTCTCCAGTACCAGTGTTTGGTAATACACAATGTGATACATCATCTGGAAATACAATAAGAAGTCCAGCATATGGTTTGATGCTAATTATTTTATTGTCAAGTTTATACTGAAAGTCACCAGAACCATCTGGAACCTGAATGTAAAGACATCCGCAAAGTTCATCAGTGCTACCTTTGTCATGGTCATGCCACTCATTGTAATCAGTACCTGAATTAATATTGTACCAATAAGTTATGTCTGAGGTTATAGACGCAATATGACAAACTACATCTATAACCTCAGTTGCCCATGGGTATGTTTTACGATTACAACGATCACTTTGCCATCCACCTTTGTTACTTCTCTTCACAGAGTCTGCAACTCCACGAAGTGACAAAACATTACTAGCAAAATCTTCTGGTAAATTAATTTGGGTTTCTATAACCACAACATCCTCGTTAAACCAACAGTATCAATTGCAGTTAACAAGATGTAGTTAGCCAGCATGCCAAATGATTTCCGAGTATAACTAGCCCAAGCATACATAGCACAACCACTGATCCAAACAGGATAAAGAGCAAGTAGCGGAGGATTTGGGACAGTAACTGCCATTGTAATTGAGCACCCGATAGATATAGCCCAAGCGAAAAGCTCGACAGCGAAACGAATGTTATTAGAACGATAATCATCTTTTATCCATTGTAAAGTTGGTCCAAAAATATCAAGCATAAGACCCCATCGAATCCCATCCATATTTTAATGCATGTAATCCATTGATTCCACGAATAGTGTCGTGAATTTGTTGAATAGTATCAGAAGATTTTGTGTGCAGAATGCCATGACCACCCTTAACATTAAAAGGATCGATGCAACCTGGAGAATCATCAACTAAAATTGCTCTGTCATGAGCAAATTTTGATTTTTCTTCTTTAGATCGAGAAAAATTGGCTTTGTAAGGAATATTTTTACTATCAAGCCACTTCATCTTTTGATATTTTGCTGCATTTCCTTGCAAGACATCAAAAGTGCCCAGTGAAGTTAGAATTTCAATGTTGATACCATCAAGAGCACTGACATAATTCAGTAATTCTCGTGCATCTGGCATGAATTCTAGATCTTCAAAGATGTGATAGTCCATTACAGCTGCACGAAAGCGTTTTCCGTCAGCTGCATATGTGCGTAAAGAGCGATATGCCTTGTCAAAGTTGCAAAGCACACCATCCATGTCTAAGTATAGTGTAATCATTATTTAATTATACCTGAAATTTGATTTAAAGGCAAGCTATTTTTAAATTAAGTGGTTTGAGATATAAAATATTGTATTTTTTTGAATATATTTTCGATTTTCAAGATAGTATTAGTGCTATCCGTGTGTAAAACACCATATCCGCCAGATTTTTCAACAAGATTTATACATTCAATAGAATTATCAACTAAAATAGAGTTTTTATTTGCAAAATTTAGTTTTTCTTCATGTGTACGAACAAAATTAGTTTGATAAAATAGATTTTGCTGATCTAACCAGTTCTTTTTTTCTATTTTTAGTTCATGTTCTTTAATTTCGTCAGAACTACTAACACAAGTTAGTATTTGAATATCAATATGCCTTAAACATTGTAAATAATTAAACAATTCTTTAGCATCAGGCATTGGATTTAAAAAACTATAAGGTAAACCTAATGAAATTTCATTATGCATAGATTTAACATCACAAATAACATCATCTACTTCTAGATAAATTATAGTGTTAATCATTACCTGATATTTTTGTAAACTTTTCAAAGTTCGGAGGAACCCATCCTTCTGGCTTTAAAACTTTACCATTTTCATTTCTGACAACACGTGCAGATAATTGATCAATTTTAAATAAATTAGATTTAGCTCCTTCATCCCAAGCACTGTTAATATCCCATCCACGTGATAGTGCATATGCAACAATAACCCAAATCATATCAAAACAAGCATCTAATTGTTCAGTATCATCTGATGCTTCGACAGCAGCCCAAAATTCTTCTTGCTCTTCTTTTATTAAAGACTTATATAAATTTGATAACGCTGTTGGTTTAGTAGGAATGTGTGGATAAAAATGGTCGCATGCTCTCATGAAGACTTGTACGTCTGTGAAAACTTTAGTCATTTGTTTCTTTCTGTATCAAAATAATGCTTTGAGTGAGTAATTTCTGCATCAGAACCCGCACCAGTGAATGGCCAATTGTTACTTGGAAGATCCATGGTATCATAGTCAATGGGTGCATCCCAATCTTCAATGGGTGCATCCCAATCTTGTTCAGCAAAGTCATCTACAAAATCAAGATTACCATCAAAGACAAACCCTGCTCCCTTTAAGAACAATTCTATTTCAGTTAAAACATATGTTAGAGAATCTGCATTAAATTCACGAGTGGTTGTTGAACCACCAAATTCATCTTCAGCAATTAGTGTATATTTCATAAGTCTTGCTCCTGTGCGAATAATTTTAATAGTTTAAGTTCATCTTTCAAATTAGAATTTTCATATTCTAACTCGCTAACTCTTTGCATTAATGCAAGAATTGCTTCTTCTTTATCATTCAGTGGGATTAGTTGATGGTTCATTTTCCACTTTCTTTAATATCCATGTGCCATCTTTATTATCTATCCAGTTAAGAGTATCACCAGCTTTCCAACCAGCACTCTCCATAATTTCATCAGTAAGAGGAAGAACTAAATCTCCACTCCCATCTTCTGCTGCTTCAAGTGTAATTGTCCACGATGTAGGTTTATTCATAGTTTATCTCCAACCAGTTAGTGTTTTCGGGCATAAGTTCTATAGTGACACCATTCATTCCAGCATTAGCAATCATGTTAACAAGAACACCCTGCCCATAGCCATTCGTTCCATATTGTGCCTTATGACAAGCATAGGTAGAGCCACTGCTTCCGTCAAACATGAAACAATGCCCTTCTTCATATGCTCTTGTGATGCCACTGTTTAGTTTCCAAGAATCAGAGCCAAGATATCCACCATACCAACAAGCAAAAACTTTATGGACTGGTGGAGTATCTTTTCCAGTAATTCTAACAACTATCCATTTGTCAGGTGTATAGTCACTCATACTTCTACAACCTTTAATTCAAAACGATCTGCTCGATCTTCGTAGTTGATGTAACCACGAGGATTACAAACAACACGACAACCTTTAATCATGTAGTCAAAGTCTTCATGAGTATGACCATGAGTCCACAGTTTGATTGCTGGGCGATCCATAATAAATTCATCCAAACGAGAATTGTAAGCACCATTCATGAGTTGATCTTTCTTGTAACGTGGATGCTCAGAAAGTTTGCTTGGTGCATGATGAGTGCAAACAACAACAGTCTTCCATGGAGGAACTGCATCGTATGCTTCTTCAATAACCTTTAACATGGCTTTGTGATCTTCCACTGCATCTTGTGGACTCAAGGTAGCAGTTCTCTCATGAAACTTAGGTTTACCTTCTTCAAACGATCTGTAGTTAACAACTCTGTTACTGTTCTCACAGATTTGGAAATCATTCATACGACGAGAAACATGATTCATGGTCATCTCATCTTCACCATTCATATCAGTCCAAAGAGTACCACCGATAAACACGTGGTCATTCAATTCCCAAACTTCTTTGTCTAGGAAGTGAATATTATCACCACATTGTTTCATGGCATCTCTTAGGTGAACAGCACTAGTTGCAAAGTCACCATGGTAATGCTCGTGATTACCCATAAGGTAAACCACATGAGGAAAGTTCCTACTGCAAGCAGTAAAAAACTCAAGATACCTATCAGTTTTAGCAGAAGAAAGAATACTGTCGGTGACACGAAGGTCAACAGCAGTACAAATATCACCAGACAAAACAAGGACTTCAGCACCTTTGGTGTTTTCTAATTCAAGTTGTCCAAACTCAAGATGGACATCGGAGCAAATTGCGATTTTCATTGTATTTCTCATTTATCATTTATACTATTATACTACAAGGTGCAATAAAAGTCAATACTTATTTAAATGGTGGACCAGTTACCCATACAACTAAAGAATATCTACGACCTGTAGTTACAGGTGTTACTCTGTGCAATAACATGCTATTAAAAGCAAAGCCAGATCCAATTGATTTAGAAGCAATTTCTGGATATTCAAGATTAGTTAAAATTTGCAACTCTCCGCCAGAATAAGTATCAGGCTCAGACAATTGCACAGTAAGTGATAATTTTCTAACCACATCATTAATATTCATCCTATCAATATGTGCTTCGTATTTTCCTGTTGGGGCTACATATTGGGTAAATTGTATTTTCTCTGCAAAGCCTGTAAGATCGTAAAGAAAAAGATTATTATTCAACATCGTTACATATTCTTCCATGCGTTGATAAACCCACTTTTCAGTAGACTCTATCCAGCATATATTAGATTCTCTAATGTGTAGATTAACTAATCCGTTAGGCTCAGTATTAGAATATGTTGTTGCTTGTTTTAAATTAGCGATGCCATACTTTATGATTTCATCACATTCTTGTTTAGTGAAAATATTTGGCACAGAACCTGTTAACCAAGATTGCTCAGGTTTAGCTTGGGTTACATGACTAAAACACCAGTCTATATTATTCATCAGGTTTCCTTATAGTTCAGAATGTTCTATTATGCCTTATTCAATCTTGCAAGACAACTAATTTTTTAACTGTCTTTGGGTTGCAATAAACAACTTGTCTACCTTCGGTTTCTCCAAGGGGAAGGTCTGCATGAATTAATACTCCAAACTCATTTTGTCTAACAACCATTCCAACTAGCGGAACACCTTCCCACTTTGCGAATACTCTGTCTCCATAAACCCACTTGGGTTTGGGATTATTTTTATCTCGATTAGCAAACTGTTCGGCAAGAGTACTCATTTATGCTTCCTTACCCTTTATAGGTTTTACCTTTGCTTGCGCACAAGTGCCTTCAAGAACAGCAATGGTTACATTACCACGAGCAGCGATTCCTCTCATGTGTTCCTTTTGTTTATCTATAGAGTCCACGCATTGAGACTCTACAGTGTAGTAATTATCGGGTTGCATAAACTCACAGTTACCATTCATACAGATAACTAGAATAGGGATGAAAATTTGTATCATATATTTAACTATCTAGATATGCGCAATTCTGCTTCTGGATTATTCCAACAAGCATTCCTGTAGCTATAAACAAAATTACACAATCCATCGTACTCACCCCAGCCGTTCTCTGGATTATACTTTTTATATTTCTCTGGGTCGGAAAGTAAAATATTCCATCCTTCATCTAACAACTCAGAGATATCCTCGGCAGTGTAATAACCATGCTCGTCTGGTCGCCATAACACATCATACAGAGTCTTACCATTCTCAAGAACAACTGCACTAGCCATCACTCCAAGATTGTGAGTGATATTCATAGAGAAGATACTTGTGGGTTGTATAACCATTAAATAAACATCAAGACTCATTTTTAATATCCTTCTTTTGTGCTTGTCGTTCACTTTTCCAAAACACTCGTTTCCAATCTCTTAGGTGTCTCCACCATTGGGGAGCCGATGTTTTATTTCCTTGCTTTACGTTCGCCATATTGCTCCATCCATTTCATTAGTATATCTCTGGCTTCTACCTTAGAGAAACCAAATTCTTGCTGCAGATAAACACCTGCTCCAAACATATTCGTTACACCTGATTCTCTAAGTTCATCTAGATATTCAAATACTTCTTCGTTCATACAACCTCCATATCTAAAGCAGAAATACGATCCAGTGCAAAGGGTATGTACTGAATCAACTCTAAGCCAAGCGAACGAATCTCATTGGCATTGGCGTAGTTACGAGTGGAGAGATCCACTAATGCTCGCCTTGCTTGCTTCTCGGTATCATAGGAACCCCACACGACAGTTTGGTTAAGTACAGGATCTTTAAACATCGAGCGAATTTCGTAGATTTGTTTCATTCTTCAACTCCGAAATGTTCTTTGATTGCTACATAACTGTCAACACCACATTGAACATAATGTGCCCAATGTATGTCCTTCATCATGCCTTCATCTTCCAGCACAGGTAGATATTGTTCTCGTACCTGATTCATACATTCCTGCACAATCAACTCGGCGAATTTTTCAAGTATTGGATTTCCTTGTTGATCTGTACCAGACATCCAAAGAGAGGATACACTAGCCTGTTCAGCAAGTTTTTTAATTCGTTCGTTCATAAGTTTTCTCCAGTTTCAGTGTCGATCTGTCCAGTGACAAAGGCAAAGCCTGTAGGAGTCGCTGGGTAATTGTAATAGTGCTCACGATTGTAAAGTGCCGCATATCCATATGCCTCACCTTCAATCACAAACTCACACTCGCTCAGCACCTTGTAGAAGTCAGGGCGAGCAGTCTCGGGATTGACCCGATATACTTGAACATTCCAAACGATCATATTACTTCTCCAGTGCTTCATCGATCTCTTGCAAGAGGTCGTGTAAAGGTTGTGTCCTAAGGTAGATGTTGTCGATCTGTGGATCGAACAAGCGAGTGAGTTCTCTAAGTTTGTAATCAAAAGCAGTTAGAGCAGAGCACAGTTCGTTGTACTTTGCATCGATCTCTTCTTGTGCTTCAGTGCGTGTCGTAGTCATCATCAGTTCCTTTTCGTTTATGTAATTATTATACATCGAGTCCGAATTAAAGACAAGCAACTTTACTTTGTATTTTTATGCTTTTGATAAGCCAAAGCATTACCCTTACTCGTGACCCACTCCAAATTGCTAGGATGACAGTTATATTTGTCATGGTCTCGATGATTTACAAAGTACAAAGATTTAATATGATCTTTAATCACGGACGGAGTCTTATCCCAGTCTCGCTTAGTTATATCCTTGGGTTTAGGAAATTTAACTAAATTCTCAGCAACAACCCTATGAACATCTGCATTGATCCTAATACCATTAACCATAAAGACGAATCTAGGATAATTAGAATCACCACTCTTTGGAATGGATAACTCTTTAATAGTGCTTTGCTTAGTAGAAAGAATCCTTACCGTTTTATTCTTATACTCGATGTAGTATCCTGTCATAATCTTACCACCAAATATAATCTGTTTCTTCATGATATATGCAACCTTTTAAAGTGAAAATTTTTCTCGGGGAATTTTTTGCAACATTTTGATTCTAATTCATGCAACCTAATACAGATTACAAGAATACAACAATAACAATACCAAAGATTATAGCCCAAACAACAATCGATGGTGGAACTAATACTATGATAGCCAAAAACCACCACAAGAATGCAAGACTTGAATCGAATGAATAACCGATTATAAGGATAACGATAGAAAGTAACAGTGTGGGCATTGTGTTATATGATGTGGGGGTTTAATTGTGTTTAGGGGCTAAGGTAGGAGTCCCGACAAATACAGATATATGCCTTAATCTAATACAGATTTGGTTGTCAACTAGTTGTCAAGTTATTCTTCGCCATAATAACCATAGTCTTCGTCTGTGCCCCAGCCAGCAGAACTCATAGCAGAATCGTGATCACCATCCATAGAATCATCATAATTACCATCTTCGTAATCAGTGACAATCTCTGCTACAGTAACAATATCTACTTTCAGCGAGACTGCGATCTGATCTAGTGTAAGACCATCTTCGTGTAGTTCGATAATGCTTTGATGTAAATTACTAAAGTATCCCATTATGCAACCTTACTTAATTGTACATCGAATTTTTGTTGTACCATCTGATGGTCGTAGTATCTAACTGTAGTAGCAAAGCCATCACTACTAGCCATACAGTGTAAGCAGTAAGCCAACGCATCGTTCTGCAGAGAAAAGTCGCTACTGCGCTTACCCCGAATAGCAGCCTTAGTAGTGTAGTAACTAACACCATTCACAATTGCTCTTATCTTCATAGTCTTTTCCTTAAGCAGTTAACATGTATGTAGCAAGGTCTTTCCACTCTTTGTTGCTGGCACGAATCTTCGATACAGCAATAAGGGTACGTAGAGAGATCTCTTTGCACTCGTTCTTGATGCTACGGATCAGCTTTAGTGCATCACTCTTAATAGTAGCATCGTACTCAGGCAAGAACTCATCCGACTTTGCAATGAATTCCATGCGGTCGATCTTTTGGTCTAACGACATGCTCAGGTCGATCATCATTGAACGTGAACGAATGGCTTGATCGATCTTTTCTTGAGCCATGTTCGAGATGAAAATCACACGACCAGTAAACTCGAATGAACGTGGCAGATCGTCGTCCTTCATGTCAGCATTCCAAGAGATGATGCGCTTACCGTAAGAGTCCAGTGCACCTTTAAGCAGATTAAGGGCAACTGGATCACGCAACACAGCATCACAATCATCGAACACAACGATCGACTTGTTGTTCTCGAAAAGGGTACGATACAAACCCTTTGCAGTCGAGTAACCTTTAACCATGGTGAAACACTTGCGTGTATTGACCACCGAACCAACTTGGAATTCAGCCAAATCAGAGATGTCTTTGAAACCATGCTCAGCCAGTGTTTTAGCCACTGTATAAGTCTTACCCAAACCACCTTCACCAGTGATAACAGCTGAAGGCTGAACACCAGTGGCAACCATCGTAACCAACTTCTCAACGAAACCGAAACGAGTGTTGATGTCGTACTTGGATTGTTTTTCAGCAACAGCAGCGATGTGCACTTCCATGTCACCCACCATTGCATGCACCTTGCGCTCTACGTATTTCTTAGAGTAAGATTTGATGGTCTTAGAACCCACTTTAGCGATGTAGTTGGTTCCGTCGAAGGTGATAGCTGTAGTCATAATAAAGTCCTTTTCTTAATTCAATAAGAGAATTATGGACCAAAACGGAATTAACGACAACACCTTTCTGGAATAACCCTCAGTCGTTGGAGGGATTACTGAAGCGAATACTTACTTCTGCGTCCTCAGCACCTTCAGCCCAGACTACCTCACCCCAGAATTCTTCGATTTCCTCAAAAGATTCGAAAACGAAAGTACTACCATCCTTAGTCGTCACTGTATACATATTCACTCCAAAGGGATAATCTTACCTCAGAATGGAATTAAAGGCAACACCATTACAGTAGTTGCCTTCTCTGTTCTCGATCAACCCTAACATAGTGATTCTACACCAAAGTCAAGTATAAATCAAATCTAAATTGCAAGTTGCATTTATACTTCAGTCCACAAATCGCCATCCTGAACAAATTGATTTGACTTGATAGGAGATTTAGTTGGTGGTGCAATTGGCTCTGGAGTTTTATTAATACCTAGACTAGTGTAGTTATGGGCGACCACTGCTGCTGTTTCACTAGTGGCATGCCATTCCTTCTTAGCATCACTAATGGCTTTCTTGGATTGTTTAGTGTGAGCACGAGTATTCCCACATGAGCGTGAGCAGTATTCTCCTCGCTTGGTGTGCTTGTCGCCACACTTAGGGCATGTTTTTTCTTTGTATGCCATCCCTCGCCTTTGTATTCATTGCAACATCACTATTTTCTCTACTCCGTCCACCACGACTAAAAAACTCATATTGTTAAGCCATTGTAACAGCAATAAAAGCCAGCATAAACATCAATACTGCTCCTACAATAGGCAACACAATATGTATGTGTTTGGCCACATCATCTACTGGATCTTTTTCGGGTTCTTTATTCTCTTGGTTCATCTTCTGTTAGTATTTCAATGGTATCGTTATTGTGCTCGTCTGGATAAGCTATTTCGTATAGTTTCATTTCGTTGTTTCTATAATATGTTATTTCGTATAGTTTCATTCTGTTGTCTGGATAAGCTATTTCGTATAGTTTCATTTTGTTATCTCTATAATATGTTGTACCAGTAGACCTTGGATAATCTTGTACTTGACAGGGTCGGACATTTGAGTCAACAGCGCAGTAAGTATTTCGAATATATCCTTTCGACTTCGCCATGTCCCTATGAATACACCACTGGGATCTCGTCTACCTCGTAGCTGGTCTACATTATGAACGATAGTGTGAGTAACTGTTCGTTTTTGTCTAGCGTGCATCCAGATGTTTGCTTGATCATAATTACCTGCGATTACTAAGGTTTTCATTCAATTGGCTTCCACTGATCCCACTCGTAGTTTCGTTTCTTATCGAATTCTGCTTGTTTCTCTAGAGTGGATTCTTGGTACTCGGTGGTATCGTCTGTGGTAATTTTCTCTCCCTCGAGAATATTAGCAAGAGATGGATCATTAGGCTTTACCATGATGATTCGTCCACGATCTGTTTAGTGATTATTACTGGATCACTGTTGACGATTGCTCTTAGTGATGCCGAAACTAAATTTCCGATTCCTGAACTAGAATCACAAGACACTGTGACATAGTCGGAATCGGGATATTTGTTGGCAAACTCTAGTATTGCAACCAGATCGTCTTTGTGTAGTATTACTTCTTGTATCATTGCAATTCCTTTATTGCTGCTCGTTGATTGGCAATAATTAACTCCATATCAGTGATTCGTTTCTTGGCATCGGCTAACTGCTGTTCCAATGCCTTCATGTTCTCTACCATTGATAAGATGGCTTCAGTTTCCAGTTGTTGATTTGTTTTCATATGTCCATTCCTTTGCTGTGATTTCGTCGTCAAAATAAGGTGAAACAACTCGACCATCAATAGTCCAGAAGTATGTGTAAGAATGCATTCCTGCATCTCGGTACTTAATTAGTTTTGGCTCAGAGTTAGCTCTGTCCTCGCTAGTAAAGGTAGTCATTTTAGTAACCAGTCTCCATTTAGATTTGACAAATACTCTGCATACTCCGATTTAAGCATGGCATTGAATTCTTTCTCGTAGTCTACCGAGTGCAAACGATCGAATGCTTTGAGTTTATCTCCAGTGTATTGTGGAGCAATATTACCTTTCCACTCTTCAAATGATAGTGGTGTCTTTGGTTCCATCTGATAGTCTTTGATGTTCATCTTGCATTTTCTCCTAGTTCTTTATATCCTGCCCATGATGGATGAATATTGTCTTTTTGCATACGATCCGTTTTAAGGATAATATCATTGTTTTCATTTGCCACATGCCAAACTGCTGATTGTGCTGCAGGAAACTTATCACTTGGCATTACCCAGTACACTCGATCAGCTTTGGTTAGTTTACGAATAGTTCGTAGTTCTTCCTCAGTCTTTACATATTTGTGGTCATTGGATCCAAGCGAAATAATTACATGATTTGCAATTAGTGGAGTGTACAAGATATTCTTATCTAACCACTGCTTAGAGTTAATTCCACCCTTAACATATGCCACACACTCTTTACGTACATTTGCAATACCGACTCCAATTGAATCACCTGCTATGATACACTCTAACATATTATCTCCTAAACATAATTACAAGACAAATTTATAATGCAAAAAAGCAGTGACTAGCACTGCTTTGATTTGTTATCTTATAAGATACCAATCTGCTTATGTTACAGTTACCGTGACTGGAACATTAATTTGTAACGCAGTTGCTTCTACAAAGGTTTTCCAAGCATTTGCTGTTGTTGAATCAGTAAATGATCTTGTACCACCATATATTGCATTAGGAGCATCATTAGCTACAACTACAGGGTCTGATTTACCTGCATTAATTGCATCTCTTAAAACTCCCCACGTATCTCTGATGGCATGAAACTCGTTACGTTTTGCATCATTCATACCGTTACCCCAAACTACTTTTACTTTAATATCCATTTATATCTCCTTGATACTTATATTAACATTAACTCTAGAAAACTATCTTCGTCGCATTCTCCAAGACAACTTGGCTTTTTACAAACTACACATCTAAATGGCTTTAGTATTTCTACTTTTCTACCACGTTTCCATTCTGACATCTTAACAATCAATACTCGTTTTTCACACAATGAATTCATATCCATCATATCAGAAACATTTTGTACCAGTAACTCTTCATCCCAAATTAATGACGGTATTTTCTCATGATTTTTATAGACTGCTATTGGTATCAGTCTGGTTTCATTGTCAATTGTATATGGATAAAAATTACCTTTTTCTTGTTTTAGTTCAACTATCTCACCCGTAAGTGAATCTAAAACTATCATATCAATTCATTTGTAGAATCAAAATCTATTGTTGGAGGCTTGACACAAGTTTCTACTCCGTACTTTTCAATGATCTTTTCATATGGATCATGTCCTTCTGCCATGGCTAGTTTAGCTGTTAAGGCACAACGAAATACTATTCTTTGTGCAAAGGCATCGATGTCAAATATTTTACTGTGTGCATGAGACAATATCGTTTCATTGTCTTCTTTTTTATAAGACTGTTCGTAAAGCTGTTTAATTAATAAATGCATCTCACTCATAAGTAACCTATGCTTTCTTCTGGTATACCTGCTTTACGTCTGTCTTTTCTAGTTTTGTATATGCTGTTTCCAGGTGTTCGTTGTAAACCATCTCTGACAGAATTATAATATACTTGTGGTCCATAGTCGATCGGTTGTGATTGATCTGTCAGTGTTTCTAGATATATCCTAACACTATCGAACTCATCATTCATCATTAATTCATTTGGTGTTCTTAAGTTAAATGGTGGAAGTGGTATCGGAGTCAACCACCACTCTGCAGTTAGTCGTTCATTACCACCAACTAGTTCTGCCACTCTTTTCCAGAGACCATTTTGTCTAAAATTTGTACTGTAAATATCTATTGACATAAAATTCTTTTAGTAAGTTGGACCGCCACCTTGAGGGTAGTGCCAGTATTTATTGTTAAGATCGTTTTGGGTTACTGCAGATCTGATTATTACAATTCCACTTCCACCACTTCCACCAGAATTACCATTAGTAGAACCACCTCCACCACCGCCAGTATTAGCAGTTCCATTTGTTGCAGCCACACCTAAAGGAAATACATTTGCGGCACGACCACCACCACCGATTCCACCTGCTCCACCAAAAGTTCCACCTGTTAAAGCAGTAGTACCATAAATTGTATTACTATTTACAGCACCGCCACCACCACCGCCACCGTAGTATGTTGGAACGCTAGTGATGTTTGATAAAATTCCAACACCACCATCTCCTGCCGTGTCATTACGTGAAACACCCCCACTACCACCGACACCACCTGCTCCACCGCCACCACCAGCAAGACCAGTGGCAGATCTATTACCACCACCAAATCCTTGACCATTATATCCAGTTGCACCAGCTTGTTCTACAGATCCACCACCGCCACCACCAGAACTTCCAGTTTGGGCTGCAGCTGTGACACCAAAAATTGTAGTTGTTATTACAGCAGAAGAACCAGCACCACCACCTAAAGCAGTAAGTCCAAAGGCAACAGAATCTCCACCATTGGATGATTGTCTAAATGGAGGAGATGCTAAATTATCATATCCAGAAGTTCCACCAGAACCTACGGTAATTCTATAATTACCAGCTGGCAAAAACATAGAACCAAATAAAACGCCACCACCGCCACCGCCACCACCAGCACCATCTGTTCTACTGCCATTAGTAACAGGAAAGCTACTGTTATATCCACCGCCACCGCCACCGCCACCACCAACGATTAAATAATCTATTGGTCCACCAACTCTTACAAAGAAATCTCCAGAAGAAGTAAATGTATTAATTTTGTAGTTGATTAAAGTTCCAAGATTCTGGTTTCGGCTAAACAACGATTCAGTTCCACCAATGGCTAAAAGAGTAGATTGCTTTAGATCATTTCTAAAGCTACTTGTAGTTCCATCTTGTGTTTTATCTTGTTCAAAGTAATCAACATCGATGATACTACCACCTACAGTAGTTTCACTAAACCACAATTTCAACGCATTAAAATCTTGAACATTAGTGCGACTGAATAGTTCAATTGGTGCTCTTAAATTAAATGGAGCATATGGAATTGGAGTCAACCACCATCGGCTGATTTGTTCTTCGGTGCCACCCACTAGTTCTGCAGATCGTAACCAAAAAATAGAAGATTTAAAGTTAGGATTAAGTAATTCTGACATATTTCGCCTTTTTACAAAGTATCTGTCTATTTATAAGCATTACTTTGTTGAAGATGAACGTAAAGACTCTTCTAGATCTTCTGACAATAAAGTTAAATCTCCAGACAGTGTTAGTGCATTTGGTGCTGCCATTTGTTCGTATTTTTCTTTTTCTAAGGCTAGTCTTTTTTCAGATATTTCTAATAAAGATGTAGCTTCTTTAGATGCTTCAGGAATATCAATGTAATTGATCGCAGAAGCAATCACTGCAATACAATGCAGTTCATCTTTAGACAAAGATATAGTTTTGATTTCTTCAGGGTCACCATAAAAGGTTAAATCTATTCCTTGGTCATTATGCCATGTGTTAAATTCTACACAAACTGCAGTTCTGCCACTGTCTTCTATCTTACCAGATATACTATTAAATTTTATGTTATTCATAAACACTCCTTAGTTATTAAGAAAATGGGCACTTGCTTGACTTTTTGTAATCATTAAGAAACGATGTTCTAAAACCCATATTTCTAGAAAAATCATCGTGCTCATTTTGAGAAATTAGTATCGATTTAAATTCTACATTTACATCATTGTCTAAACATATAAAATGGCACAATGGATCCATATAAAACATTTTAATTGAATTAATATTGGCAGGTATAAAGAAGTTAACATTAGTGCTGTGTTGATCTTTAAAATTTAGCACTCCTGGTAAATATTTTATTCCATACGTACTTAGTAAATTATTGTATACTGGTTCTATTGCTAGAAATGGTGTATCTTTTTTACATTTAAAGATCCAAGGGCTATTAAGTTTTACATGATGTAGTGATTTGAAATCTTCAGTATATTCTTTTGATGCGTACTGTTCAGGTGAATGCTGTTCAATATTTATATTTTTATTATTGCCAGCAAACTCCCACTTGTATCCAAAGTGATCTGATTCTATCAGAAGTTCTGTCCAAAGTGGAAGAATGTTACCACGTTTATAAAGATCTGTAAAACCTGGACATGTTTTCATAGTTGGATATGGCACAGCCATATCAGAATGTTTACTGCTTTTCCACAAACTTTTGTCAACTGTTTTCCACCAGTCTGGAATAAAATTATTTGCTTTTGGAATGCCTACCTTTTGTAGTCTATCCAATGTAGTAAAACATTCTACAACTAACTTGGGTTTTTTAAAAAAGAATATCATACTAGTTTGTTTCTTCTGTAGTAATCAGACAAATTAAATGTTGCGAATTCTGTTATAAATGGAAGACAATTTATATTTTTAATGTATGGAATAATGTTCTTGACGTAATATTGTTCTATGGCTAAGTCATCTTGACGCTGTTTTTTTATTAAATCTAAATCTTCAAAACTTTCTTGATATATGGCATTTCTTATATCTGTCCAAATTGATAGACCATCGTTATGTTTTTTAATGCAAATTTTATTTCTTATGTATGACAAATATATTCTATCAGACATAGGAGTGTATAAATCTTGTTTATTGTTTTCTAATAATTGTCTTGGATGAGTTCTAGCATAAAGGTATATATCAGAATATTTCTCTAGCTTTTTAATCTCACTTAGAAAGTGAAACTCCATTCCACACCCACTTAGAAACACTCCTGTGAATCCATCACTCCTATATTTTTGAAGTATCGTTTCTATGTAATAAGAAACTAACTGTGCGTAAACATGGTTATGGTTAGCATTAGAAATTTGTTTCACTTTCATAAAAAACTCTCTTGGTTTCTCATAAAAAAGATCATGCTCAATACCATTGGCAAGGCAAAACTGTTTACTCACAACAGCGTCGTAATCATCAAAAGTAGATTTAAAAGATTTGGTAACTGCTTTAAATGGAATATCTAAATCCATTAATTGTCTTGCTATAAATCTGCTATCGTTTCCACCACTGAATATAAGTATTACTTCTTTGTTTTTAGTAACTTGAGATATGTAATCACGCACTTCTTCTTTATATGATTTTAAATCGTTATGATTTTCATCAAGTTCAAAATTAATCCGATTTATATTTTCCCACGTAAACTTCATTCTAATCCTTTAGCTTGTATAATTTAGATCTTTGTATTGGAGTAGTGCTTGATGTTTGAAAGGCTTCTAAGAAAAAGACTTGACATAATCTTGGTTCACCCTCAGAATAATAGCTATTGGCTTTGTGGTATGTAGTTCCATCAAAAGCAATCATTCTATTGTACACATTGTTAAATCTAACAGTCTCAACAAATGAATTGTTATGATCTGATAAAATCTTATCATAACTATCGTCGGCGATACCAGATTTATAAAATTCATACTTAACATTTGAATTGAGTAATTTTGGATTGTCTTTGATTTTATACAAAGATGTTCCAGTGCTAATGTCAATGTTCGGTGTTAGATAAATTACTCCAGCGAATATTTTGTTATCGTCTAGATGTACCCATCCATGATTTTTTATAGAATGTTCTTCAGTAGAAAATGGTTTTATTAGTTGGAATGATGTACTGATGACCCACTTAGTGGGCGTAGTATTAAAATCATAAAATATTGAAAACAGCTTGTTGCAAAAAACATCAAACAATTCTGGATTAATTTCATGTAAGAAATTTGTTCTTACTCCAGGATACAATCCAGTTTCATTTATCAGAAATTCTTGACTCAACGCAAATTCTCTAACTGAATCTGGATCATCATAAAAGTCATCAAAACAAATAGCAGGAAAATGTTTCATCCACCACGTCCAGCAGCAAGTCGTATTGGTTTGTTTGAAGCAATTCGATTGACTGCTTTGTTGACTTCTTTTGATGCTTCTCTGCGACCTAACCCTTTACCTTGCATTGTTCGCTTGGCTTTTTTCTTGGCTCGTTTAAGAAGTTTCTTTTGTTCCCACTGTTCTTTAAAGGTCAGTGGTACTGTTGCAATTTCTTCAGTCATAATATCTCCATGTTGGAGCAGGATATCGGGATCGAACCGATGGCATTCTCGTTGGCAACGAGACATTCTACCGCTGAATTAATCCTGCGTATTACTACTTATAAGGTGAGGAACAATGAGTCAATTTAAGCGAATAGTCGCTATGCAATATGCAATTGGCAACTATCAAAAAACAGCCCACAAAAGTATATAACACGGAGCAACAAGCAGCGACTATAACAGTCAAGTGTAATCCGTGGAGCAGATACTATGAATTGAGCACGATTGAGCAGAGTGGTTTTCAAGACCAATCTTGTTCCATTAATCCTTTTCAGGTTAATAGGTTGCAACTATTCATTGCTCTCTTATCGGCATTGTCCCTCTAAACTTTAAAGAATACCTTCTATCTTCAATACCATCTCGTCTGTTAACTCGATGTTGATTACGGTGTTGACATTCAAAGTCAACAGCTTGTCTTGAAGAGTTTGTTTCTCACGCTTCAATTGCTTTACGATTTGCTTGGCACCATCAATAGTGCTTTGCTCAACAACAGATGTTTCCACAGTGCTGTAACGATCGCCATAGATTACATGGCGACCAGTAGCATCAGTTGGTGCAACCTTCATCTTCTCGATACGAGCATTGATCTCGTCTAGAGTCTTAGCAACTTGCTTAGTGGCAACTTCGCTATAAACTTTGATCTTGGCATCGATCAATTCAACATCAGCAAGAATGTCGCTGACGGCATGAGCATTTGCTTGAGAAACACTCTTACGAATGTTAAACAACGCAGTGTTCAATGCTACTTTGCGAGTAACATCAGTGGCATAATCTGCCATTGCTTTCTCAAGACTACCAGCAATGTCTTTGCTGTACTCAGTGATGGTAGCAGTATCGCTAACACCTGAACTAGAGATCGCTTTACGGATCTCGCTCTGGATTGCATTTGCTTTACGTAGATTAATTGTTTGCATATTTAACTCCTTCAATTCAATAATTATACATTAAAAATTCTTGCATGTCAAATCATGCTGCACGCATGTAAGACTTGTATCTGTCTGCAGCGTATGATGCTGCAAATGCGTTTGGCTTAACAAATGGTACAACATTGCACATACCCTTAATGTAACCAACTGCTTCGTTTATTACGCAAGATGAACCATGCATTTCGTTTGGATTAATATCCAAATGCACTTGGACTTCTCTGTCCTCTAGAACATCATGCAACTTTAGGTACAAGTCTGCAATCTTGTAAACTTCATTCATCAATCTCATACGTGGTTTATCTTTCTTCTGGTCGTAGCATCTTTCACGAGATACTTCACCGAAGATTTTACAACCATTATTACCATTGATATGAACAACAATCACTAAGATGTAATCAGCGTAGAATTCATTTCCGATATTAAATCGTTCAGAGTCACCACCGATATAAATCTTTGATTCAGGACTCTGTGCCATGATAAAGTCTTTCACTTCATCGATGTCGATATCTTTACGCATGATTACCTCTTTTCTTACCTCATTAAAAACTTGGAGCGGAGTGAGAGAATCGAACTCTCAACGGAAGATTGGAAATCTACAGTTTTACCATTAAACTAACCCCGCAATTGGCATCCCTCCAGAGACTCGAACTCCGACCAAGGGTTTTGGAGACCCACGTGCTGCCATTACACCAGAGAGATATAATTTGGTGCCCACAGTCGGATTCGAACTGACCACCTATTCATTACTAGTGAATTGCTCTACCAAATGAGCTATGTGGGCTTGGTCACATATTACTTATCCTATTGTACGCCATATGTGAGAGCGATTGTTGGTGGAGGATGGGAGGATCGAACTCCCGACTCAAGCGTGCAAGGCTAGTGTTTTCCCAATTATACTAATCCCCCAATTTATTCACAAAATCTAATAACAGCGTATGATGTCTTCCATCATTCCAATGTTTGTTTATGTATTGCCATGGTTTCTCATACCAATACAAAGGTGCTTCTAGATGGCAACCTATTAATCCTATTCTTCCTTGTATGATTGCCATTGGATCACCATTGGCATATCGTGCGACAGTCTTAAATTTATCTTCATCACCAATCAATGCACAACCATCATAGAAGTACATTTGTTCTTGTATTCCATTCCACTCTACATCAGCTACTGTTCCATAACTTCTGCGGACAGTGGCATTTGGTCTCTTAATATATTGTACTGGGTTTACAGAATCCAGAATATCGAAATAACGACTTCCAGCCCAATAAGCACCCATACAAATGCCAAGATAGTGACCACCACTTGATATGAATCTGGCGATTCGATTCGCTCTTGTTCTAGTGAAGAAATTAGGATACGAGTCGCTATCACCAATACCGCCAGGAAAAGCAATAACATCAAGACCAATAAAAAAGTCATCGTCATCTAATTCTCTCTCGGTAAAAATTCGTATCTGATACTCAGATGATAACGAATGGACCATCGCATATGCACAATCTTCTGAGCATTCAGGATGGTGTAAAAATAATGCCATTCGTTTCATAACACTACTTATCTTGGCTCCAGTGGCAGGGATCGAACCTACGACCAATTGATTAACAGTCAACTGCACTACCGCTGTGCTACACTGGAATA